CATGGGTCTCTGGACATCTTCTATCGGGATTATCGGTCTTGCTCTCAATCTTCGTGCTTACGACTTTGTTAGTCAGGAGATTCGGGCTGCTGAAGACCCGGAATTTGAGACATTTTATACAAAGAACGTGCTTCTTAACGAAGGCTTGAGAGCATGGATGGCACCAGTAGATCAACCTCATGAGAATTTTGTATTTCCAGAAGAGGTCTTGCCTAGGGGCAACGCTCTGTGATAAACTTGGAGGGGCAACCCTCCTTTTTTAATGATTAGCTCAGAGACACCATATAAACTTGCTGAGATTATTAGGGATACTTGGCCAAAAATTTATAGATCACCTCAAAAAAATAAAAAAATGAAATCTTTAGTGACTGGTGGAGCAGGATTTATTGGATCTCATATTGTAGAAAAACTTCTCCTTATGGGACATGAAGTAATTGTAATTGATAATGAATACTCAGACAACGAACAATTTCACTGGAACGAAAAAGCACAAAATTACAAGTACAATATCTGTGATTATATTCATACTCGTTCTTTGTATGACGGAGTTGATTATGTCTTTCATTGCGCCGCAGAAGCACGAATAGGTCCTGCGATTGAAAATCCTATCAACGCAATGAATATTAATGCACTTGGAACTTGTACAGTTCTTCAATGTGCTCGTGAAGCAGGAGTTAAAAAAGTGATGTATTCATCAACTTCTGCAGCCTATGGTTTGAACGATTATCCAAATGTTGAAACTCAACAAGACGATTGCTTAAATCCATATTCAGTATCTAAAGTTGCTGGTGAAAAGTTATGTAAAATGTACACAGATCTTTATGGTCTTCCGACAGTTATCTTTAGATACTTTAATGTTTATGGGGAAAGAGCTCCGAAGAAAGGACAATATGCTCCAGTTATTAGTATCTTCTTAAGGCAACTTGCTGCTGAAGAACCTTTAACAATTGTTGGTGATGGTGAACAGAGTAGGGACTTTGTTTATGTTGGAGATGTTGCTAGAGCAAATATTATGGCAGCAATCTCAAATCTTGAACCAGAAAAATATGGTCAAGTTTATAATGTTGGAACTGGAAAAAAGTATTCTGTGAATGAAATTGCAGCAATGATTTCCGATACTACTATTAATATAGCTCAGAGATCTGGTGAAGTAAGAACAAGTCTTGCAGATATCTCTAAAATTCAAAAAACTTTTGGATGGAAACCAGAAACAAATTTGCAAGACTGGATAAAACATCTAATAAATACTGAAAAATTAATCTAAGAAATATGAAGTTTACAGTTTATTCAAAAGACGGTTGCCCATATTGCACTAAAATTGAACAGGTGCTACAATTGGCAAATCTGGAACATGTTGTTTATAAACTCGATAAAGATTTTGATAGACAGCAATTTTATTCTGAATTTGGTGAAGGAACTACTTTCCCTCAAGTTATTCTTGATGACGAACAACAAATTGGTGGATGTACAGATACTGTAAAATACCTTACAGAAAACAATCTTGTATGACAATAAATAGAGGTGTTGAGTTATTATTGAGAAGGAGGAAACCTGAAAAACCAAAAACGTTTAAAGTAAGTTTTGGTAAGATGGTTTCTCTCTTCAGAAGAGAGTTTCACATCTACTTTGAGTTCAACTTTAATGTGGTAAAAAACAACTCTCGGGGGTAATAAAAATGGAAGCAGCAACACCTTATATTTTATTTTTTTCTGGTATTGGAATAATTGGATCTTTTCTAATTGGTGGAATTATAGGATGGTTTTTAAATGAACTAACATATGCTTTCCTCAATAAAAGTAAAAATGCAAACATACATCCCGAAATGTTTGATCAGAATGGAAATGTAATTCCAGACGAAATTTTAGCAGTGAGATTTGAAAATGACTACGACGAAATCGAAGACGACGAAGAGTGAAGAAACTACTCTTCCATTAAACCCATTTGTATTTGAAGTTTTAGAACTTGTATCAAAACAAAGAACTAACTCTAAAAAAATTGAAATTCTTAAAGAATATGAACACGATTCATTAAAAGCAATTCTTATTTGGAATTTTGATGAAAGTGTAATTAGTCTTCTTCCAGAAGGTGAAGTTCCTTATGCTGATGTAAAAGATCAGAACGTTTATTCAGGAAATCTTTCAGATAATCTAAAAAGAGAAGCTTCTGGTGGAGAATCTGCATTTAAACAAGATTTAACACCTGTCGGTAGAACTTCACTTCGCAAAGAGTATAGAAATCTTTACCACTATGTTAAGGGTGGGAACGATGGTCTTTCTACAATGCGTAGAGAAACTATGTTTATTAATTTACTTCAAGTCCTTCATCCTAAAGAAGCAGAAGTCTTGTGTTTGGTAAAGGATAAGAAGTTGCAAAGTAAATATAAAATTACTCATGAAATTGTAAAAGATGCCTACCCAGATATTACTTGGGGAGGTCGTTCGTAATGTGTAGGATATTGCATGAAAATTGCAATAAGTCAGTAGCAAAAGATAAAGGTTTACCTAATAATTCTTTTCTGGTTACTTATTTAATTGATGATGCTGCAGTTTATGACATTGTTATATGTAACAAACGAGTAGATGTTTTTGATATCTATTGGGATAAGTATAGAGAGAACTTAAAGAATATTGAGTGGACTGAAGGAAGAGTAAATCCAAAATTGTGGGATTACAATCCAAGTGGTAAGAAAAAATGACGGATAATAATAAAGAAGATCTAAAAGTTTCTGTTTATCAAGATGAGGTAAAGAAACTTTTAAAGAAATACAAAAAAATCAAAAAGTATCAGAAGTCACCTTTATACGCAATAAAGGTGATGGATGGTACTGAAAAAATCATCAGCTCTTTATTGAAAGAAATAGAAAAAGAATAATTTTTAGCATGGGAAAACATTATCTACTTAATTTGTATGGATGCTCATTTTTCCTTTTGGATGATGAGCGTTGTCTTATAGATCTATTGGAAAACGCAGCAGTTGCAAGTGGAGCTACTGTGGTTCAGACTATCTCTAAAAAGTTTGAACCACAGGGAGTTACTGTAATTTGTTTGTTGTCAGAAAGTCACATCAGCATTCATACATGGCCTGAAGAAGGTAAGGCAGCGGTAGACGTTTATACCTGTGGAGACTGCAATCCTAAAATTGGATGTGATGTCATCATTCAACAACTATACGCACAAAACCATACCCTCAGTTATATTGAGAGGTAACTAAATACACTATATCTGGAGAAGTATATGCTTTCTACACAGTATCGTCTGCGTCTTGAAGCAATTTGTGAAAAAATTGTAGCAAGTGAAGAGGTCAGTTTAGAGGATATGATATGGGCTGAAAAACTATCAAAAGCAAATAGATCAGCAGCTACTATCCTAAGACAAGCAAGAAGACGTGCTGCTAATCCAGATATGCAAGAAGGAAGTCTAGATGATTTTATGAATGCTCTTGACCTGGGAGATCCAGATCCATCAAATCATAGAACAGGATTCAATGGTGCTGATGATATTGTTGATTTTTTCACTGGTGATAAACCAGATGATTGGAGACAAAGAGATTAAACTGTAACATTTGTTACAGATGAACTTGCATATATAAAAGCAATAGGTCTATAATGACCTTACGTTCATCTGGAAACAGACGGAAGTAGGCCGACTCGGAACGGAACGTTCATCCTCTCAGAGGACGCAAAAGCCGACTGAAGGAACGCTCTTTAGCCTAAAAATTAAGGAGAACCCTAATGTCTAAAGTTGTTTATAGAGGGTGTCAATACGACACCGAAGATGCAAAGAAAGAGTATGTGTCTTGGTACAATCAAACTCATGCTCCTGCTCATCCACAAAACACCTATCGTGGAGTAGCATATCGTCCATGTAAAAACATGGAGGTGCAGAAGTGAAAAAACTTAACTTTCTACAGATCATTAAAGAGCAAAAACAAAAAGAAGAAAGGCGCCATCAGGCACAACTTGTTAACGTAGGTGCAGGAAAATGATTGCTCCAGTTGCTGCTATTACTGGTGCATCAACAGCATTCATTTTTCTAATTTACCTAGAAGTTTTACTATTAAATAAGTGAATCATTCAAAGAGGGGTCTTGACACCCCTCTTTTTTTTGACTATAATATGTTTGTCAGGGTTGATAAAAATGGATAGAGAAAAGCTTAAGCTTATTGTCAGAAACCTTGAATCTCTGGTAGAATGTCTAAAGTCAGAGATTTATTCTGATATTGATTCATATAAAATGAATTATGAGGAAATAGCTCCTCACCTTGCTGACTACGATGAAATCTTTGAGGATAGTGATTTAGATGACTATGATTGAAAATACGGACTTTGAGTTTATGAAACCAGAAGTAAAACTCATTAGTGTTACTCCAGATGCAGAGAAGCATATGGCTTACTGTGCTAGGGTAAGTAATCCTGCTAACCAAGAGAATGAAAAGTTCTCTGGTCTTCTCAAGTATTGTATTCAACATCAGCATTGGAGCATCTTTGAGCAGGCAATAATGACTGTAGAGATTAATACTACAAGAGGTATCGCAGCTCAAATTCTCCGGCATAGGTCCTTCACATATCAAGAATTTTCACAACGATATGCTGATGCAAATCTTCTGAACAATACTATTCCCCTTCCTGAACTACGCCGTCAAGATACTAAGAATCGTCAGAACTCTATTGATGATATACCAGACTATCTCAAACTGACTTTGCTTGAGGATGTCCGTGTTCATTTTGAGCAGTCTCTGCGGCTCTACAATCGTCTTCTAGACAAAGGAGTAGCAAAGGAGTGTGCAAGGTTTGTATTGCCTCTAGCAACTCCCACAAGACTCTATATGACCGGTTCTGTGCGTTCTTGGATTCATTACATTGATCTTCGGTCTGCTCATGGTACTCAGAAGGAACATATGGAGATTGCAGAACTAGTACGTTGTATCTTTACTTGTCAGTTTCCTGCAGTATCTGAAGCACTTGGTTGGAGTCGTGAGGGATGTGCTGATTGCGTAGATGCACCTTCTATTACTATTGAATAAATATTCCTATATTTTTATGTAACATATGGCAGTATATCCCGTTATTAATAGACAAACTGGTGAACAAAAAGAGATTACAATGAGTGTTCATGATTGGGACCAGTGGAGAAAGGACAATCCAGATTGGGAAAGAGATTATTCAGATCCATCTACCTTCCCCAATTTCGGGGAAGTGGGTGAGGTCTACGATAAACTTAAGAAGACACACCCAGGATGGAATGATGTTTTGAGAAAAGCATCAAAGGCTCCAGGATCCAACGTAAAACCTATCTGAACACATGGCAAGAAAGAGAAGAACTACTGACCAACCAATCGGAGTTGGTATGACCACAAAACAAATGAAGAGAAAGAAGCCTATCAACTCACAGCTTCTTATTGACATTGATCCTTTAACAGAAAATCAGAAAAGACTTTTCAATTCTTATGAAGGAGGAAAAAATCTAGTTGCTTATGGTGCTGCGGGAACTGGTAAAACATTCATCACCCTTTACAATGCTCTCTGTGATGTTCTAGATGAAAACAGTCCTTATGAAAAAATCTATCTAATTAGGTCTCTTGTTGCAACTCGTGAGATTGGATTTCTTCCAGGTGACCATGAAGATAAGTCTTCTCTCTATCAGATTCCTTATAAGAACATGGTTAAATACATGTTCCAAATGCCAGATGAATCTTCGTTTGAAATGCTCTATGGCAATCTTAAGACTCAAGGAACGATTAGCTTTTGGTCTACTTCTTTCATTCGTGGAACAACATTAGATAAGTCAATCATCATTGTAGATGAATTTCAAAATCTAAACTTCCATGAACTCGATTCAATCATCACTCGTGTTGGTGAAGATTCTAAAATTATGTTCTGTGGAGATGCTACTCAGTCAGACCTTATCAAAACAAATGAAAGGAATGGTATCGTTGATTTCATGAAGATCTTGAATATTATGCCATCATTTGATATAATTGAGTTTGGTGCTCAAGACATTGTTAGATCTGGATTGTGCAAAGAGTATATACTTGCAAAAATGGAACTTAATTTATGACATTCATTCATCATAATTACTTAGGTGAACTTGAATTAGAAAAGAAAGAAACAAACGGCATCCGTCTCTATAATCTTCCGAGTGGAGACTGGGTGCCTTCTATTACATCAGTCACTTCTTTTTACAATCGTCAGATCTTTGTGAAGTGGCGGGAACGTGTTGGTCTTGAAGAAGCAAATCGTATTACGAAAAAAGCAACTGCAAGAGGAACAGATTTTCACCAAGTCTGTCAAGACTATCTGGAAAACAAAGAACTTAATTGGGATGATTATCAACCCTTGACAAAGTTTATGTTTCATCATGCGAAACCTTATCTTGATAAGATAAATAATATTCATGCAATTGAAAGGACACTCTACTCAGAATACTTTGGACTGGCAGGTAGAGTTGATTGTATTGCTGAATATGATGGTGAGTTAGCAGTTATTGACTTTAAAACATCAGAAAAAATAAAACCAGAAAAGTGGATTGAAAATTATTTTGTTCAAGAGATGTTTTATGCTGCTGCATATTATGAACTTACAGACATCGTTCCAGTCAAGTTAATTACTATTATGGTAACTCCTGGTGGAGAAGTTGAAATATTTGACAAAAGAAACAAAGGGGATTATATTAAGTTATTAGTAAAATACATTAAAGAATTTGTTCAATTTAATTCCTATGAAAGATCAGATAACAAAAGTTCTTGAGGAGAAGTTTTTATGTTCTGATAAGTTTGCTCAAAAAATTGAAACTCTTGTTAGAGAAAGTAACTTGACTTATATTGATGCTATACTTCAGTTTTGTGAAGACAATTCTGTAGAAATTGAGACGATTCCCAAGTTAATTTCAAAACCTCTAAAAGAAAAACTTAAGTATGAGGCAACACAATTAAACTTTTTAAAGAAGACTAGTAAAGCAGTTTTGAAATTTTGAATGACACCATTTGAATGTTATAAAACATATTTGGCATTTAAGAGTCATTTTACTAAAAAAAGTTTTGATTATCAAAAGTATTGTGGTAAATCAAGAGCAAGCTTAAATTCTTTTTATAAACGTAAAGATCGTTACTTTTTTGAAAAGACCTCAAGACAAAAGACTGATAAAGAAATTGAACAATTCTTTGTAGCAAATTTTTCTGCTGCTGATAATGTAGATGGTTTGTGGATTGGTGAAATTATTCGTGAAGGAGAAGCAAAATATAATCAGTGGCAGAAGAAAATACAATCTCTTTCATATTCATTTAAAGAGGAAACTCAAAATCTACTTGAAAATAAAAAAGTGGATGAAGTCTTTGACTGTTCCAAAGGTCATCCACCCGTTCTAAAAAAGTTTCTGAATGGTAATATTAGCCTTGAAACTCTGGTAATCTACGATAAGATATTGCTGTTTGGGAAAGACTTTGATAAAAAACTGAAAGACCCCGTGTGGGAAACCGTCAGTTTAAAAATAAAAAAGTATAGTCCCTTTCTAAATATTGATATCTTCCAATATAAAAAAATATTACGGCAGATTGTAATAGGAGATTAAATGAGTTTCTTTAAATCAGAAATAGTTCAAGAAGAAGTTAGAAAAATATCTGAACTGCAACAAAAAGTTTATGTGAATGTCTTCAATTTTCCTATGATGAATAAGGAAGATAAATTGAAGCATATTCATTTACTTGAAGAATTAATTGAGAAACAGAAATTATTGTATACACGGATAAGTTTATCCGATGATCCAGAGGCACAAGAACTGAAAGAAAAAATGCATGATCATGCAGTCTCTATGGGTATGCCTAGAAATGTGAGCATGAACGTTCTTCTTGATAATATGGAAAAACTTCTGGAAGAAACAAAAAAACAACTAGAAAATAAATAACCACTCGGGCTTGACATCCCTGTCTGGGTCACCTAGACTAAAGAAGTCCCAAAGGCCAAATACGACTAATACGAGGTAATCTAATGTCTTTTGCAGATCTTAAAAAGCAATCTAAACTTGGTTCTCTTACTCAAAAACTTGTGAAAGAAGTTGAGAAGATGAGCACAAGTGATTCAAGTGTAGATGATCGTCTCTGGAAACCAGAGGTGGATAAAGTAGGAAACGGTTTTGCTACGATTCGTTTTCTGCCAGCACCTGAAGGGGAAGAAATTCCTTGGGTAAAACTTTATAGTCATGCCTTCCAAGGACCTGGTGGATGGTATATTGAAAACTCTTTGACAACTCTGGGACAAAAAGATCCTGTTTCTGAATACAACAGGACTTTGTGGAATAGTGGAAACGAAAGGGATAAGGAAACAGTTCGTAAGCAAAAACGCAAACTTTCTTACTACGCAAACATCTATGTTGTGAAGGATCCTGCCAATCCTCAGAATGAGGGTAAGGTATTTCTTTACAAGTTCGGTAAGAAAATCTTTGACAAAATCATGGGTGCAATGCAACCAGAATTTGAAGATGAAGAAGCAATCAATCCTTTTGACTTCTGGCAAGGTGCAAACTTCAAACTGAAGATTGTCAAGAAAGATGGTTACTGGAACTATGACAAGTCTGAGTTTGATCGTCCTGGTCCTTTGCTAGAGGATGATGATGCTCTAGAAGCACTCTGGAAAAAGCAATATTCTCTAAGTGCTGTAACTGCTCCAGATCAATTCAAGTCTTATGAAGAACTTGAGAAGCGTCTGAAGTATGTTCTTGGTGAAAAGCAGCAGTCTCGTAGGATTGATCCTGAAGTTGAAGACGAGGATAATGATCGTGGTTCTTACACTCCTGATTTCAGTTCACGAAATCAAAAGTCTGAACTTCCTACTAATCTTCGTGAAGAGTTGAATTCTCTTTCCAATTCATCTCAAGATGAAGATGAAGACGATGCACTGAGTTATTTCTCTAAACTTGCAAATATGGATTGAACTAAAGGGAGCTTTGCTCCCTTTTTTTATACCTGAGATACGTTAATATTGTCTGTTGACTTGAGACCATCATTAATATATTCAGAAGACTTCTTATATGTTGAAATATCTTCAAGATCTAGTAATACATCTTGGAGATATTTTTGTTTTAGAATAGAGATGTTTCTCTTACTATCATTGATTTCTTCTTCATATTCTATGTTAGTAACAGGAACTGAAACATCACTACCAGAGTATGACACCATGTATCCTAAAATGTCATCATAGAATTCTAAAGCAGGATTATTTTCAAGTTTGTTTTTATTAAAGAATGCTTCGTCAACTATTAGACCTGCTTTTTGAACAATACTTCCTTCAGTATTTTTAACTTCTAATGTCTTATAGTGTTTAACTGCATATAGATCTTCATCAGTCTTGTATTTTTGATAGACATAATCAGTGAATGCCTGTTGAGATAATGGCCATTCATTGTATACATCTACGATATTATTAGTGATAAGTATTACCCAATCGTATAGTGCTGTGTCATAAAACTTTTCCGAAACTTGTTCTGGTCTTTCGTCACCAATGATCGTATACTTTGTAAAGAAGACACTGTTTTTAAACAAGTCATCTCTAAGTTTTGCTCTACGAAAGAAATTTTTAGCAATCGTTACATCCTGACTTGAATTTTTATCAGGAAGATTTGCGTAATATTGTATGTTTGGTAAAGTTTTGAAATACATGTTAGAAACCTATAGTTGAGTCTTGACCATTTGCTCCATCCAACTTATCATAATCTTCATCAAAGATTGGTTCTATCTCTTGGAATGAAAGTGTCATTTCATATGCAACCATTGATCCATTACCATACGTCATGTATGAACCATCTGGCATATAGTTGACTGATATATTTTGCAATGCAGCAGGTTTTACTCTTGGTAGATATGGGTGTATGACCGTCTTTCCTGTATTTTTTCCATCATGTTCAATATGTTGAAATTCTATTTCAAAAACATTTGGTGATGCTAAAAAGATTCCATTGCCAGCTCTCTTAACAGATGCACCTTGTTTTATCCATCTTATAATTCTCTTAATTTCTTGTGATTCTTTTTCATTCCTTGGTGTCATTTTAAATGAGAAGTTCCAAGTTCTCAGTTGTGGTCCCCGGAATAACAATTCCGTATTTGGATTTAGAATCGCACCAGTTGATCTTTGAAGAAGATCGTTTCCAGACATTCCTAGAACTGCCCCTACAATGGATGCATTTAAAACTGTTCTAGCAGCTGCACTATTTGCCTGAACGGTTTTTGCTGCCCTTCCAACTTCATTTCCAAGAGCAGTGGCAAAATTTCCACTGTTTAATATGTTAGCAGCAGCTGTTACCCCATATGCTTTTAATGGTCCAAGATCTCCATTTTCCCAACTTACAGGATTCGCATCAACTAGATTTGATGGTATGGGTAGATTGATCGTTGCTAAAATTTCTTTATTTCTTTCGGAAAATCTTGTGAGTGATAAGTTCGTCACTGCTTCAGTATCTCCTTCTCCAGTAGTTCCTACTTCTGGATTTCCACCTAAAGATATATTTGGATCTGGTACATATCTGATCATTCTTATGATAGTAAAGTCATTCCCATCATAAGCTTCTGGATACTTTAGAGATCCTTGATACGTTGTTCTTGCTTTAACAGAAGTGCTTATGAGTTTTTTAGTTGTCTCTGAATCTTCTGGCGTAATATTGACATTTCCCCCTGCACCACCCCCTCCATTAGCAGCAGAAGGACCATCTGCCCCTCCTGGAGGAGTTTCTGATTCTGCTGTTGCTTGTGGTGGTTTTCCTACTAGAGTATTTGCCTCTTGAGTAGATATTGCATCTTCTGCATTTCCACCAATAGTTTCCGTTGTTATCTTAGAGTCTTTTGCTATTTTTGCTTTTATGTTTTTGTCTAAGTCTTGTGAAAGTTTAGATCCACTGTTTGATAATCCTTTTGCAGCTGCTGCTCCAAGAGTTATCCCTTCTTCAATTTTCCATTTTTCACCAGATGTTTTTTCCGCAACTTTTTGTCCACCTCCAAGTGCAAATGGAGAAGCACTGTAATATAATTCAGAAACAGCACTGTTTGCTACCGGTTTTTTATTTTCAAGTGCATATGTTGTTATTACTTTAAAATATAATTTTGTTACTTTCTTTCCATTTAATATTTCCTTTCCGGCAGTATCTTCCACATAATATGGAGACCATCCAGTATCTGATGTGACGTATATTTTGTCTGCCATTACTTAGTTTTTTTAAGTATTTATCCTAAACTTTTGATAGTTGAGGGATAGTAATGTATTTAGTTCCTCTTTTTGAACAATATGCAAGTTTCCAACTACTTCTAACCAGGTATAATTATGTGGAGATTTCCAATGAAAGTTGTATCCTCTAAATCCCCATCTAAAGATGTCTGAAACAACAACTAATGGATATTGATCATATTCAATTTCTGGTGTCTTTGGTGAGTAAACAAAGGTATATAATTTTCCTACATCTGGTATTACTTCAGTCTCTCTAAGAACATCAAGTATTTCTAACATCTTGTCATCAGAATTTCTTTGAGATTTTATTTCATCAATTTTATCCTGAGGAAATCTGTTCATAACCCTAATTCTTTTTCTGTGATGATTTTAAATTCCATCATTCTGTCTTCACAAAATTCCTTAGCAGCTTTCCACTTTGCTTGGTTTTTTGCGTAAGTCATTGTTTCTCTAATTAGAGTTTGTTTTCTTTTATTTTTTGATGCTGATGGTTCTATTGTTTCTCTTAGTGGTTTTATTTCTACAACAGCTTTCTTAATTTCTCCAGTTGATGAGATATACTTTATTAAGAAATCTGGAAAATATCTTTTTACTTTATTTGTAGTTGGGTCAAAATATGGAATAAAAAATTCTTCTGAACTGTATTCCAAAATATTTTTATTATCATCGCACCATCTCATGAATTTTAATTCCCAACTACTTCTATAAATTATGTTTCTAACATCACCTTTATATTTTTCTGGATTTCTTGGATGAAATCTACCTTGATAATATTTTCCGTCACGAGGCATTTTTCTAAAACTTATCTACATAGTATATAATCAGTAGAAATATTTAGTTCTAATGGCAGGGAACATTCCAGTCAGACATTATAAAACATCTGAGATCATAAGTAGGTTTTCTAGACTTGCTCAGACATCTCAATATTATGTTTGGATACAGCCAAATTCAATCGTTGATGCAAAAATAAAAGATAAGAAAAGTAGTGCTAATCCTTTTCAGTTAAGTCCTACTTTTACAACAGAAGAACTTGGTATGTATTGTAATGAAGCATCACTTCCTGGAAATTCTTTTGCTACAACTGAAATGACCACTGATCTTCCAGGGGTATCTCAGAAGTTTCCATATAGAAAAATATATAATGATCTTGAATTATCATTTTACGTTGATCAGAACTATGAAGTTATTAAATTTTTTGAAAGGTGGATGAGTTATATTGCAAGTCCATATGGATCAGGTTTTGCAATTAATGAACAAAGTGGTCAAAATGGTTCTTTTAGATTTAATTGGCCAGATAATTATAAATGTAATATCTACGTTGCAAAGTTCAATAAAGACAACTCTTTAAATGGTGCCATAGCATATAGATTTATAAATTCTTTTCCAATAGATATCACATCAATGCCCGTTTCTTATGAGTCTTCTGATGTTTTAAGGTGTTCAGTTTCCTTTGCTTATGATAGATATGTGTTTGATCCAACAGGAGAATCTGTTCAAACAATTGTCAATAATACGAATACTCAAGTAACAAATCAACAACAAATCTTTGAAAGCAATCTTCTAAATTCAACTGGTGGTGGATTAGGATTATCTGGTGCTGGTACTCAATCTGAATTAAATCAGGTACAAAGTTTTTCTGGTGGAGGCAGTGCTATTGCCTGATAAATAATCACACCTGATTTGTATAGATCATTATGCCATTACCTAAAATTGCATTACCAGAATATTATCTGCAATTACCTTCAACGAAACAAGAAATAAAATATAGACCATTTTTAGTTAAAGAGGAAAAGGTATTAGTTCTTGCTTTAGAGAGTCAAGATAATAAACAAATTTCGTCTGCTATTAAAACTGTTCTCAACAATTGTATTATCACTAAGGGAATAAAAGTTGAGACTCTTCCAACCTTTGATATTGAATATTTGTTTTTAAATATTCGTGGCAAATCTGTTGGAGAAGAAGTAGAAGTAACTGTTGTCTGTCCAGATGATGGAGAAACTACTGTTCCAATTAGAATTTCTCTAGATGAAATTGAAGTTCAAGAATCTGAAACTCACGAAAAAGATATTAAGTTAGATTCTGAGTTGTCCATGAGATTAAAGTATCCATCATTGGATCAGTTTATTAAGAATAATTTTGATTTCACTGGTAACAATGCAAATCTTGAACAATCTTTTGACTTAATTGCTTCTTGTATTGATGTCATTTATAACAAAGAAGAAAGTTGGGCATCTGAAGATGTTTCTAAAAAAGAACTTATGGAATTTTTAGAGCAACTAAATTCCAAACAGTTTAAACAAATTGAAAAGTTCTTTGAGACTATGCCAAAATTGAGTCATAAAGTTGACATTGTAAACCCCAAAACAAAAGTTAAGAGTACTGTCGTTTTGGAGGGATTAGCATCTTTTTTCGGGTGAGTATGAGTCATATTGATTTGGAATCTTATTATAGGATTAATTTTGCCTTGATGCAGTATCATAAATATTCTTTGACTGAAGTTGAAAATTGGATGCCTTGGGAAAGGGAAGTTTATGTTGGTTTGTTAAAACAGCATTTAGAAGAAGAAAAACTCAAGCAACAACAAAATGGCGGTTGAACAAGTAAGTGTAGAGATACTTAGAATACTGGGACTTGAAGAGGCCGATGAAGTTGACATGGAATCCTACAAGGGATTTCTTCGTGAAAAATTAGTTCTCATAAGTATGGGAAAGGCAAATCTTTCCCGTGACCAAGAAATAATAATACAAGACGAGTTCAAAAGAATAAAGTCAAAACCAAATACGGTTAAAGTTAAAAAAACTTTTGTTGATCCAAAAGCAGTTTTTAATAGAAGATCTGATAATGGAGTTAAATATCTCCCACCAGCTCCAGGAACTCTTGCAAGAAGAGTTATCCCACAAGCAAAAGTTTCTGGAGAGAATTTTGGAATACTTGAAAATATAAATTCTTTGCTGAATAATATTTGGAAAAATTTATCTGATGATGAGAAAAGAAAGAAAAGATTAGAGAAAGATAGAAAGGCAAAATTAGATAAAGAAGAAAAGGCAGCAGAGGAATCTTCTTTAGAAAAAGTTTCAAAGGGTATTGTCAAGGCATTAGAAAAAACTTTTAAACCTGTAATTGATATATTTGATAGAATTGTAAAAGCAATACAAATTTTATTTTTAGGGTGGGTTGCAAATAGGTTACTTGATTGGATACAGGATCCAAACAATAAGAAAACATTTGATGCCATAGTAGATTTCTTATCTAGAAATGCTGGCAAACTATTGCTATTGTTTGTGATGCTTAACAATCCTCTTGTGAAGATTGTTAGGTGGTTAGGTAAAAATATGATTAAATTCCTTGTGAGAATGATTGCGGATCTCACTAAGGGTAAAAATCTACTTAAGGGTATTCGTGGTGGAAGAGGTGCAGCAGCTGCTTTAACTTTGGGCGCAACAGCTGCTACTATTGGTGTTTCTAGACAATTGATGAATAATGATGAAGGTGGAGGTGATGACAACAAGGTGGAGATATCAACATTTGACCCAGAAACTCCAAACTATAATGGTGGGGGTATTGTAAACACAATCAATTTAAATGGTGGTGGATTCCCAGATCTATCAAAAATAAAAACTAAAGCATCTGGAACTGAATCTTTAAGTCCAGGTCTTATTGATAAAGGACAATCTGGCATTGATAAAGTTAATGCAAATGTAACTAAAGGTGAATTTATTTCTTCTGTTCCCGCAGTCAATACTTGGGGAGTTGATTTTTATGAAGCACTCAATAAACTTGGTGGTGGAACAAACCGACCAACTTATTCTGGTGGAAGGATGTATGCTAAAGGTGGTGGACTAGCAATTGATAGTAGTGGAGGTGGAAGGACTAGATTATCATCACAAACATCTTTCTCTCAGTTGAGACCTCACCACGGAACTGGTGATTCTAAAAGAACTTATGGAACAACTAAGGACTATGTTCTTTACTCTAAGGATAATCCAAATAATTATGATGTAGATGTTCCAACTCCTGTAGATGCGGTTGTAAAGTTTGCCGGTGATAAAGGAGATGGATATGGAAAATCTGTTGAGTTAGTTGATGAAAATGGTAAGATGTTGGGATTATTTGGACATTTCAATAAATTAAAAGTTTCAACAGGTCAAAAAATAAGAGCAGGAAAATCGTTGGGTATTCAAGGATATACCGGACGTGTTTATCCACCAGGTCCAGATGGTCAGCACTTGCATATGGATGCTAATCCGTCATTTCACGAAAAATTTATTAATTATATAACTTCAGGTAAGGCTGTTTCAACATCCGATGATTCTAGTCAATTAGCTCAGAGTCCTGAAGACAAAACTACAGACACTGACTCTTTTAAGGGTATTACTTTTGCTTCAGAGGCAGATAGAAAATTAGCAACTGCGTATCTAAAATACATCACTCAACCAATGGGACGTGGTTTAGATATCAGACCAACCATTGATATGGTATCTGGAACTGGTAGTGGCACTCCTCCAGTAGCTGCGGGTGCTGATGTTCGGTCTGGATCTGCTTCAAGAGGTGGTGTAGAACCAACTGTTGCTGCAGCACATAGACAAATAGCTTCTCCCACAAGATAAAAGATGGCAATATCAGCACAAAAACTATTACCACAGTCTGGTTCATCTGGAATAAAGTTATCATCTTCTATTGTAAGATCATCAAATCTTTCTATAGCAAGAAGAAGATCACCTACAGTAGAGCAAGGAGAAGTTCAAGATCCAGCTGGAAAATTAGTTCCGATTTATGAATCTTTGGTAAAAATAAATGATCTACTTTCTAAACGATCAATAGGGAACAAAAAAACAACAACTCAGAAAGTAAACCTAGAAGATAAGAAAAAGAAAAAATCTCAAGAAGAAAAATTAGAAATAAAACAACCAAAGGGAATAGTAAATCTACCAAAAATACAAAATCCATTTGCAAGTTTCTTTGATCGTCTTAGAAATGCATTAGTTCTTTTATTTTTTGGTTGGTTGGTCAATCGTTTTTGGGGATATATTCCAAAGATATTGGAGGGTGTTTCTAATTTTATAAAAACATTTGAACAAATTCGTGCTGTATTGAAACCTATAACTGATGCCCTAGGATCTGCTCTTTATCAGGTAACTCTTGCAGGAACCAAAATGTTGGGTGCCATTACTGGTGCTCAGATTGATGAAAATGAAAAAAATCTTGCAGTAGCAATTAACGAACTTGATAAAAAATTTAGTATTATAGATGCATTGATGGCAGGTATTATCATCGGTGACATTTTTTCTGCTGTTGCTGATGGATTGGGTCTATTTCGAGGTGGACCTGGCGGTGCTGCTGCAGGATCTGTTGCAGGATCTAGATATGGATATAAACCAGAACCACTTCCTGCGGGGGTAAAACCTAGAACGACAGAGGGAAGATCAATTACCAGAGATCAAAGAAGGGCATCAAGATCTGCTGAGAGAGCAAGTAGAAAAGTTAATGCAGCAAAAATTAGAAGCAGTGGTGGTAATGGTAACGTCAAAATTCCAAAAGGGATTAAAGGAATAAGATTTAGAGGTGGTCTTCTTGGGTTATTATTTTTAATACCTGATTTAATTGATTCTGGATTTTTAATGTCACAAGGTAGAGGAAAGGATGGTTTACGATTATTCTTAAACGCACTTTCCTCTACAGCAGCTGGTATTGGAGCAGCTATTGGTGTTGGTGCTGCGGCAACTGCATTAGGAATAACGGGAGTTGGTCTGCCAGCTGCAATTGCACTTGCTGCTTCTTCAATCGGTGCCGGAACTGTTGCTGGTATGGGTGCATATGCATTATCTGATTTAGCCCTGACAAAAATGGGATTAGTTGATATAGATCCTGAAACTGGAAAACCATATGGATATTTTCTTGGTGGATTAGTTGGTGGGGTTAGAAATTTCTTTACAGGAAAACCTGCGAAAGTTTCTAGTTCATCCGGAACTGGCAAAGTACAAAAAACAGTTCAACAATTCTCATCATACTCTGGCATAGTAAAACCAATTGCTGTTGATAAAAATGTTGCCGATAGAATAGGATCTAAAGTTGTTGGTGGATTTGTTGATGTAAGTTCTGTTCTTCATGGAGTTGGTTATGTTGGCCCATTTGCTGCTCTTGGTATTAATATTGCTTTAGGCAGAGACAGATTTTCAAAAGGAACTGCACTATCTGTAGCAGCAGGAATTGGAAATCTTCTTGGCAATCCTTTGACATTTGCAATTTATGATTTCTTAAACAAGGCAATGCCAGGACTTGGAAATCTTGTTCAGAAAGTTACTGGAAAAAGTTTTGGCGTCTTTGTTTCAAAGTTTATAACTGAATATCTTGGCAATTACTTGTTTAAAGCTTTATATCCTGTTGCTGATTTTATTAAAAATATAATGAAATCAACCATGGCAGAAGCTAAGAGTATAGAAAGAGGTGGTGGAGGTGATGAGGGTGATAGAACACCTGTGAATGTTCCTGAGGGTAAAGACGAAAAGATAAAAGCAGCACTTAAGTTTTATAAGTCAAAAGGATTTTCTGACTCTGGTGCTGCCTATATGGTGGGAAATCTTTTACAAGAATCTGGATTAAGACCTGATGCTGTTGGTGATGATGGAAAGGCATTTGGATTAGCTCAGTGGAGAATTGACGCATCATCAGGTGCTAGATGGTTGGGATATCAAGAGTGGGCAAAACAAAATAACAAAAAGATTAATGATTTTTATGCTCAATTAGAATATACAATTGTTGAGGGTCAAAAATATAATGCTGGACTCACAATGATGAAAGGGAACAATATAAGTGACCACAAAAAATTTATTAAAGGATATGAGGGATATAGTGTAGAGGGTTCTAGATTTGGATATGCTGAAGATATTTTGAAAAATTTGGGGAAATATGGATTTGGTAAACAGCAAGGTGGAAAAACTGTAACTAATCCAGATCTAAAACCAAATTATGCGTCCTTATCTCCATCAAAACCATCCTCTCTTTCGGCAATGGCATATCCTGGAGTTTCTCAATTTGCTTCATATGATAAACCAAATGTAATTTATCAACCAATTCGTCAAATTGTTTATGTACCAACATCTTCACCACAACCAATGAATACTCCTGTTCTTGTTGGTGGTGGTAGTGTAAATAATATAGATTATGAAATAGCACTCACTAAAGCAGCACTGTAATGGCAACTCCAGATTTAATCTCAGCAAAAGAAGTTAAGTTTCTTCTATTTGAAGTTAATGGAATTAACATAGGATCTAAAGGGGTTGCTGAAGTAAACTACTATGAAAGTATTTTATCTTCTACCTCTAGTATGACAGTGCAAGTCATTGATTCTGGTGGATTCTATTCTGGAAAACAAACTAATATTTTGTCTGGTCTTCCTTTAAGGGGTGGTGAAAAAGTTGACATAATCTTAGAAGACTCTTATCAACAAAAATTAAAAAGAGTTTTATATATCAACACAGTTGCTGCTGGGGATGTTGGAACCCAAAAGGTTTCTTTTAATCTTGATTTATATCCTAGAGAGCATTTTTCAAATGAACAGACAAGGGTAATCAAAAGATATGATGGAAAAATTTCAGAATCAATCAAAAGTATACTTAAAGATTCAAACGTATTCAAACTTGAAGAATCTCAATTTGATATAGAGGACACCGAAAATGTTTATAATTTTATAGGTAATGATAGAAAACCTTTATATGTCATTGATTGGTTATCTTCCAAATCCATTCCATTAGGAAAAACTGGTTCTTGTGCTGGATTCTTTTTCTTTCATGCTAATGGAAAATATAATTTTAAGTCTGTTGATGGATTGTTAGGAAAGCCTGCTAAAGCAAAATATAGATACACTAATACTCCAGCTACAAAGTCGGATGATAATGGAAGTGAATATTTTGGTAGAATACTGAGTTATAATATTGACGAAAATATTAATGTTCAAACTAAAATGCAAGTTGGAACATATAACACTAGAGTATTATATTTTGACCCATATACATTTAAAGTTGATGCGGTAATTAATTCTGCAGTTGAAAAACAAAAAATATCTCCAGAGAGATCTAAAGATACCGATCCCCAACAAGTTGCAGTTTCTTCCCCACAAAAAGATAAAGCAACGACAGCTGGTAAAACTTTAGATTTTGTTACGCAAGAATTTTTGGATCCAGATAAACCTTGTAGATTGATGTGTGTTGTAAAAGATAATGGCAATCTTCCATCAGGGACAAGTGCTGAAAAACAGTTAGAGAGTTGGAAAAAGAATCCCACAGAAATGAATGATAGAAAAGACTTAACTTTACATCAATCAATTGCTAGATATAACCAATTATTTTCTAATAAAATTTCTATTACTGTTCCTGGTAACTTTTCACTTCATGCTGGTGATGTTATCTATTGTGAATTTCCAAACCCATCTGTAGATAATCCTCAGGAAACTTACTTAAATAAAGAGTTGAGTGGAAACTATTTAATTGCAGATGTAAATCAGTCTGTAACAAGAAAAGATCACTTTACTTATCTAAACTTAGTAAGAGATTCAGTTGGTTGGAAAAAGTGATTAAATAGTAATAACTAATTAATAAAAATCTATGGAAAACATAGAAGTTCATATCCAGAGGGATAAAGAGATTTTAAATGATCCAACAATATCTCCTCAACAACGTCGTCACCTTGAAGAGGAACTTCATGATCTAGAAGTTTATCATGATAGACACCCAGAAGACAATCATGATCCAACACCACTAGAGTTGTATTGTGATAGTCACCCAGATGCATCAGAATGTAGAGTATACGAAGACTAATGCTTGATTCAGGTTTATTATCTAAAAATTTTATTGGAAGAGATGGATTTATTTGGTGGATAGGTCAAGTTCCTGACGCTAAATTTTGGAAAGGAAATCTTCCAGAACTCCCACAAAATAGTCCATCTGATTTACCTGGATTTAAATATAGGGTAAAGGTAAGAATCCTTGGATATCATACTTCAGACTTAACTTTACTTCCAGATAGTGATCTTCCGTGGGCATTAGTAATGTTGCCCACTACATCTGGATCAGGATCTGGTGCTAATACTGTAACCCCAAGATTTTCTGGTGGAGAATTTGTATTTGGATTTTTCTTGGACGGTGATAATGGTCAACAACCAGTAATCATTGGAACACTTGGAAACTCTTCACAGACTTTATTATCAAGTTCTTTACCATCAGTAGGTTTTAAACCTTTTTCTGGATTTACATCTTCTCAGAAACAAATACCTGCATATTCAATTAGATCTCCAGAAGAAACAAAAAAAGAAGCTGTAAAGGGTGAAGGAACTGTAGAAACTGGAAGTTCTGGTAATCAACCTAATGTAAAAACATCTGCTGCTACACTTCCAAATCCACCAAATATAGAAGGTTCTGGTTCAACAAGTGACTTAAAAGATGCTAACTCAAATGCTCAACAGCAGGATAATCCATCCTATCCTCTAGCGAATGCGTGTAAAAAAGGTAAGAATAAAGAGGGAATCAAAACTGGACTGGAGAGACTAGTAAGATCTTTAGAAGGAATTCAAAAGGTCAATGATGTATATATTTCTCCAACTCTGAATGCAGTATATGATGTTACTAGTGAAATACAACTATGTGCAGGTATAATTTCTGGTTATTTGAAAAATATACTGAACAACATAAGAGCAGATATTCTTTTAGAAATTGAAAATAGAATTAAACTTTTAACATCAAAACTAAGCACTAAAAAACAAATTGCTGCTGGAGAAGCACAACAAAAAGCAGTTGATGCTATTGGGTGTGCTTTTAATAAAATTATAGATGCTTTGTTTGACTTAGTTAAAAACTTTTTAGAAAATTTAATTGATAAAATTTTAAACGTTGCAACATGTGTTATTGATAACATGATTGCAGCTCTTCTCAATAGCATCATTGGACCCCTTGAAGATGCAATATCTTCTGCTCTTGGACCTCTACAAGACTTAATATCGGGTGTAATGGGTGGAGTCGGCCAGGCATTAAATTTTGTTTCTGCAATTAAGAACTTCTTATCTTGTGAAGTTGAGGATGCTTGTCCAGAGGTTAGCACTTGGTCTTGGTTAGATGGACCAAAACCAGGAACGGAGGATGACTATTCAAGTTCTCTCTCCAAAATTACTAAATCTGCATCTTCTGGTCTAAATGAATTTTTAGGAAACACTTCATCAATAGGTATTTCTGGTGATGGAAATATCGCAAATTGTTTTACTGGTCTCTCAAATTGTGGACCTCCAACCATAGAATTTTTTGGTGGAACTGGTGGTGGATTAGGAGAAACTATAAGTGCAACAGCAAATGCTATTATTGGGGCAAACGGTGAAATACTTGCTGTTGATTTATTAAGTCCTGGTTTAAATTATTACAGCAATCCATTTGTTTATTTTGATGATCCATGTGGATCTGGATCTGGTGCCAAAGCAACGGCAGTAGTGGAGTGTGGTAAAGTAAAATCTGTTAAAGTTGTTGATGGTGGATCCAAGTATAAACCTGAAAAAGATGGATCTAAGGGTAATAAAAATAAAACTAAGGTTGGTATTGGATCAACAGATTCTAATGGTGTAATTCATCCTAAAGGAAAACCTGGGAATGTTGATGATAAGTCATTTGGTTTTGGTGATGTTACTAAAGCAACTGGTATTACTACCTCTGTAGATTGTAAATTTATTCTACAAACTGAAAATCCTGTTGGTTTAAATACCTTGACTGGAGGATATAACGGACCAGGAATTTATCTTGATCTTTTAAATGTTACTGGAACGACAAATAAAAATATTAAGACTGTAGAGTTTACTACTACTAAAGAGTCTTCATATGAGAATACAGTCAAAATTCCTGGATCTAAAGGGAACAAGACTATAGAAATTTCTACCCCTCAAAAAGATAAGATTGTTTCAGAAGCTTTTAAAGCTGGAAAAATATATGGTCCTATTAAAATAGATGGTCCAGGAACATTATATGTTGGAAATCAAGTCATTCAAGGTATCAGTAATAGTGGATCATTGACAAATTCTTCCATTGTTATTGCCCATGATACTGATGATTGGAATGATTTTGTTGTTTCTACGAATAGTGGTGTTTTTGCTTACTATAATTCTGCACCAGCATCTATAGTTGATGCCACACAGTTAAATCAAAATTCAGTTGTAAATGCTTATCTTGAGATAGGAAAGATTCCAGAACCTGTAAATAAATTTACAACTCAAGTTGATGTTAACTTTAGTCTTGACTTGGATGTTGGTGATAAATCTGTTAAGTCAGCTACGATACCAATAGCTGGTAAGAAAATCAGTGCCAAGTTTTTCTCACAATTTGGTACTGAATATGAGTATAGTTTCTATGAAAATAAAAAGTATGGTCCAATAACATTTGAGGGTGGTGAAGGTGTTAGTTTAAAAGTATTAGATAATGGAAAAACATTAGCAATATTGGATGGAACTGATGATGAAAAAGATTTCAACATCAAAATAACCAATGCAACAAGTCAATATTCTGTTGATAATACTTTAGCATCTAGTGGTGTTGCTACTACTTCACAAACAAAACCATCTCCACCATGCCCAACTGTTAAGAAGTCTAACATAAGCTTGCCTAAAGAAGTATTGCCTGGCCAAGATGTAGAAGTTCCTCCAAATAGTTCTGTAGAGTTTTCAAAAACTTCAGAAAATGTAGTTCTAGAAGATCCGTTTGTAAAAGAAGGAAATATGTATACTTTCCCAGAAGGTGCTAGTTTTACTGTTCCCCAACCTAGTGTTGATCCTACAATTCCACAAATAACATCAGATTCGTCTGTGATAGATAAATACAATGTCGTTCTTGAGTTAGATGAAATTATCATTGAAAATACTGGAATTAATTATTCTCAGAGTGATAAAATTTGTATAGAACCTGATAATGGAGCAGTGCTAAAACCAGTATTTGATGATTTTGGTAGACTGGTTGATGTTAAGATTTTAAGTAAAGGTGGATTTGTCACTTCTAGACCGTCTATTACAGTATGCAGTAGTTCTACAGGAATAAATGCTCAAATGTTTGCAGTATTGGGTGTGAAAAAAGTTACTAAAGATGATATTGAAAAGTATAATTTGAATGAAGATCAAATTATAAGTGTTGTAGATTGTGTAGGAAAAGTAAATGGCTAAAAAATACAAACCAGAATTTTCAATTACTGATGAAACCGCAGATAGGATTATAGAGAGTGGTAGATATTGGGCAGATGAAGAAGTTTTTAGTTCATTTAAACTAACTTCTGCATATGATCCTTCGCATTATTTTACCTTTGATGTAAATCGTGGAAGTGAAAATGCTGGATGGACAATGTTTAGTACACCTTCTACTTTTCAAGTAAAGGCTGGATCAAAAACACCAAGTTCTTCTGGAGCAATTAATTTATTTGCTGATAATGGAGATGTAAATATTACTTGTATGAATGGTGATATTCGTTTAAAAGCAAGAAATATTCATATAGAAGCAGGTTTGAACGTAACCGATAATAGAAATGGTAGTGTTCATATAACAGGCAGTGAAAAAGTTAGTATTCATGCTCCAACTGTAGATCTTGAAGCAAAGAGAATGCTCAGATTAGTTTCTGCAGGTAATGGAGTTTTAAACGTTCCGAATATTTTTGAGATGGGAGTGGGAATGTGTAAAGCATTTTCAAATTCTTCTTCTGGTGGAAGTCTTTTGGGAATTGCTTCCCTTGATGCTATTCCATCTTTTGTAAAATAGGAGATAAACGATGCCATTCTGTTTTGATAGCACAAGAACTGGTTTTATAGATGTAAATACTGCAACTGGACTTGATAGTACTTTAGTTGACATTGATGGAAAAGGACAAACACCTGGATCTGCTTATGTTGCTGGACCTATTCATGCAGGAAATCCAACTGGTTATACTCCGAGTTCTCCAACTGAATTTGGAACTGTTAGTGTAGATCAAACAACAAATACATTTCAAATTCCATTACCATTTTATGCGTTGTTTGTAAAAACTTTTGCTAGAATTAAAAGTTTTTTAAAGGTAGATAAACTTTTAACAGTTGAGTTAGTTAAGTCAAAAATAATTTATACTGATGTTTTGATGGCAAAGACAAAAAACTTTGTTATTGATCATCCAAATAAAGAGGATAAGAAATTAGTTCATGCTTGTTTAGAAGGACCAGAAAATGGTGTATACATAAGAGGAAGAATTAAAGATAATGATAGAATTTTACTTCCTGATTATTGGACAAATTTAATAGATTATGATACAATTACTGTTTCATTAACTCCAATTGGATCTCATCAAGATTTGATTGTGAAAGAAATTGCAGAAGATCATATTTTAGTTCAATCTAATTACAGTATGCCAATTGATTGTTTTTATCATATTTTTGCTGAAAGAAAAGACGTTGCTAAACTAGAAACGGAGATCAATAAGTAATGCCAGGACCATTTATTTTTAAAGACTATGGGACCTTTACGGGTCCAAATAGTTTTACTGGGAATTATGATTACGATGCTTCAGCTATAGAAGGTGTTTGGCCAACAGATTTGCCAACGGACACTTCTTTTACTCTTACTGATGTTGCATCTATTTTATATCAAAATCAAGCAAGTTATCTTGGGCACTATTTATTTTACAACGTAACAACCGTTCTAAATCTTGGACACAGCACTGGATCAATTCCTGTTTACATTAGAAATCTTGGAACTGAAATTCAAAATGGAATTGGAATTCAAAATGGTGCATATACAATCAATGGAACCACGATTATTAATGGAACAACTACAGTTAATGGATCGTTTAACGTAAATGGATTTGCTAGTTGGTCTTCTTCTATTGTAGGAACAACTAAAGATTTTGATATCCCACATCCAAATAAAGAAAATCATAGACTAAGACACTCTTGCATTGAGGGTCCAGAATATGCAGTTTATGTGAGAGGTAAATTGGAAGGAGGAAATATTATAGAACTTCCTGATTATTGGAATGGATTAGTAGATCTTGAGTCAATTACTGTTCAACTTACTCCACACAAAACTTATCAAGAGTTATTTGTGGAGGGTATTCGTTGGGGAAAACAAGTTATTATTAAAAATAATGCTGGTGGACCTATTAATTGCAGTTACACAATTTCTGCAAAGAGAATTGATGTTAGAGATATTATTGTTGAATATGAAGGAAAAGAAGTTCAACACTTTGATCTAGAGAGGAAAGAATAATGTCATTCGGAACTACCTATACAACTGCAGTAGAACTCTTGACTGCCAAAAAAGTAGGGATTGAAAGTGCATCTTTAACGATGCCAGAAGCAATAGCAAAAGTAGAGTCTCAAAAGAATTTATTTACTGGAGCTATTGAACTTTTAGATAATCTTGCACTAGATAAAGTAGATCTTGTAAATTTTTACAAAGGAGAAATCGTTGCTGCTGGTGTTGCTGCTACAATTTCCTGTTTGCAAAGTAGATGGCCTCCCAATCCAGGTGATGATGGATACACTGGAACACCATCTGATGCAACTTTAAAGTCATCTGTTGATACTTTATTCGGTGATATTATTGTTGGGTCCGCAAAGACAGCACAAGGCAATGTTGTTGGGCTTACAACTACAGCAATGGTTGGATTTGGATCTGTAAGAGAAGATCTTCTTCGTGCTTATTACTATCCAAAAATTGAAAATGAACAATATGATACAGATAATCCCTTTGAGAATCAGGATTGGATTACAATAACCAGTGGTAATACTGGAATAGGTGCAAGTGTAAATGTATGGGTCAATCCGCAGTCTGGGTCATTAATAGGAACCGTTTATTCGTTAATTAGTACTGGAAGTACATGTAGTCCCACAGCAACCTCTATTGGAAGTTCCATAAACACCCTGAAAACAATTAGAGAAGAAGCATTGGGACTAACAACTTCAAATACGATTTTGAAACAGCAACAAAATACATATGATCTACAAATCTGGTCTTATAATAGAGTAATTGAAACCAACAACACAACTGTGGTTGGTCTGACATCAGCCATTACAATCTTACAGCAGTATGAAGGTCAGTATTGACCCTTGACAGACCCCTTGCACCGTGTTATGATACCTGGGTAATCAACGGACGACCGAATGCAAGACGAGTACCTCTCACGTTGCGTGGTAGACCCAATTAAACGTACAGTGTATCTGTATTCTAATGAAGGGACAGAAAAGCAAGTGACCTGTGATACGGTAGATGAATTTATGAACGTGCTAGAGTTCGTTCGTGCTACAGTGGATGAAGAGACACTCTCATACGCAAATCCACTTTAAGTTCCATTTTTGGGGGAAAAAATTCCCGGCAAATTTTTACGCACGATAGTTTTTTAAAAAATGAATCCTTATCGCATTAACTACAAAGCACTGAAAGATGAACCAGTGAAAACAACTCCAGAGAATGTAAAGGAAGCAAATGAGCATTTGTTTCGTGCCAAATGGAACCTCCCTCAGGCAGCAAAGCACTGTGGAATGTCACAAAAAGAAATGAAGTTGACATTTTGGGAGTATCTCAAGTATAATCCTATCACTTACAAATCGTAAGTTTTTTTGGGCGAGTGTCGTAATAGGTAGCCGAATCGCACTTAAAATGCGCTGGGAGTAATCCCGTGGGGGTTCGAGTCCCCCCTTGCCCATTAGAAAAGGTAAACTTTATAAATAAATATATCGTCTACCTTTTCTATGAAATACACTGAAGAACAATTTATTGATGCTGTAAAGTCCTCAACAAGTGTAAGACAAGTTTTAAATAAGCTTGGACTTAAAGAAGCAGGTGGTAATTATTCCATCACTAAAACAAGAATTAAAAATCTTGGATTAGATACTTCACACTTTAAAGGACAAGCGTGGAATAAAGGACAAACATTTGGTCCACGAAAACCTATAGAAGAACTTTTGGTGAATGATAGGAAATATCCTTATCAATCTCATAAATTAAAAAATCGTCTTTTGCAGGAAGGTATTAAAATTCATCAGTGTGAAATGTGTGGTATATCTGAATGGAGAGGTAGTCCAACTCCTCTAGAATTGGATCATATAAATGGTGTCAATTATGATAATCGTTTAGAAAATCTCCGTTTATTATGCCCCAACTGCCACGCTCAAACACCAACTTATCGTGGTAGAAATAAATAAACAAAAGTACGGAACCTTTATGAAATACCGTATTGATACCAGATATGTTTGGTACAACAGAGGAAAACAAATCGTCCTTATGTATTTCATAAATCAAATACCATTCACTTTTGATGAACTCCCTGACGAATCTTTATTTGACTTGGAGTTAATTGAATTAGCAGACAATGAAAGAAGGTTTGAGCCAGAAGATTTGTATCAGTCTTCTTACTATCTTATGATAGAAGAATGTCACCCTTTGTTATACGAACTTGATCTGGAAAACCCTGAAATGTTGCCTGTTGATTAATCTGCCCTTGTAGCTCAGTGGTAGAGCAATGGTTTTGTAAACCATTTGTCGCAAGTTCGACTCTTGTCGGGGGCTCTGAGTTCTATAACTCCAATGTCACTTATTTCACAAACTGACCGTCAGATGGTCATTGAAGCACTTGAATATTATGTTCAAAAACTTAAGGACGATAATTGCACGAATGCTTCAATCACAGCATTTCAAACACTCCTTAACTGGATCGAACTGGAGCATTTCAAACATGAGAATTAATCTCTGGTACTGTGCTGAAATGAATCAGTGGCGTTGGACACTAACTGATAATAGTCGTCCTGTATGTAAGCAAGAATCTGGTCAAAGACCTTTTCTTCGTGATGCTATGAATGATGTAGCAAATACTGTAGAATATATGTTAGAATGCAAACAAAGTGAGTAAAAATACTTAATGAAATCAGATTTTTATATAGATAAAGTGAGTAAAGAAGAAATCAAAGAACTTCTTTATACCTATCACTATCTTAAAGACGAATCAAAAGATTTTAAATCTGGTTTCAATTATGGGCTTTTCAGATCCTCAGTTTCTGATATTTTGCGGGTTGGCGGGTGCTTGGGTACTTGTATCTTTACTGGTCTCCCCGTCCCAGAAATAGCAGTTGGAGCATTTGGACTAGAAAGAAATCAGCAAGAAGGAATATATGAGTTGTCAAGACTCTGTATTCATCCAGATATTCAAAAAGAAGAGTATAACATTACATCCTGGTTCGTTAGTCGTTGTATCAAGAGGTTTAGAAAAGATGCCACAGTTCGTGCTATTCTTAGTTACGCTGACAATAATTACCACTCTGGAATTATATACAGAGCTTGCAATTTCAAATACTATGGGTTAACTGCACCAAAAAAAGATTTCTACTATTCAGACGGAACTAAACATTCTCGTGGAAAAATAAAAGGTTCTGAAGGTGAATGGAGAGAAAGAAGCAGAAAACATCGTTATCTTATTGTATTTGATAGAAATTTGAAAGATAAATTGACATGGGAAGAAGTAAAGTGGTAAAATATTAGAGTCCGTGTGAAGGAAGACGCATTTATGTGCTGATCAGCACCCAGAATTCTGGGTGCTTTTTTATTGATAAATAATCCATAACGGAAACTATAAGAACCTAATAAAATGCCTTTAAGTCGTTTAGAGAATTTCCTAAAGAATACCAAAGGTAACATTCTCTATGTAAGTCCAAATGATATTGACTCAACAGATTCCTATGAAAATAGGGGAAATTCTTTAACAAGACCCTTTAAGACAATTCAAAGAGCATTATTAGAGTCGGCAAGATTTTCATATCAGTCTGGAATCAATAACGATCTCTTCAGCAAAACTACAATCCTTCTTTACCCAGGTGAACATATTGTAGATAACAGACCTGGATGGATTCCTTATGACAATGGATCTGGAGAAGTCAGATATTATGATAGATCTGGTCAATCCGGACTAACTTTAGCACCTCTTTCTAGCACTTCAGATTTAAATCTTGAAGACGCTTCAAATGATCTCTATAAATTAAATAGTGTTCATGGTGGTGTGATACTTCCAAGAGGAACTTCTCTTGTTGGTTTAGATTTGAGAAAAACAAAAATTCGTCCAAAATATGTTCCTGATCCAGAAAACGATAACATTGAAAGAAGTGCCATCTTTAGAGTAACTGGAACATCTTATTTGTGGCAATTCACTGTTCTTGATGCAGATCCAAATGGAAACTGCTACAAAAACTACATTAACAGTCTTTTTGTTCCTAATTTCTCACACCATAAACTCACTTGCTTTGAGTATGCTGATGGTGTAAACCAAGTTGATATTAATGATGCTTTCTTATCAATTGATAGTAACTATACTGACCTTGATATGTATTACCAAAAGGTTGGTGATTTCTTTGATTCTCCATCTGGTAGGGCAGTTGAACCAGATTTCCCTGCAGGTGGATTTGACTTTGAACCAAAGATTGATGAATATCGTATCGTTGGACCTACTGCTGGTTCTGTTGGAGTATCCAGTGTAAGAGCAGGAAATGGATCTCTTGCTGGAGCAAATACGACAATTACAGTAACTCTTGAAGAACCACTATCTGGTCTTGATGTTGATACTGCATTTTCTATCAGCAACATTAATTCGGAATATGATGGGCAATATGTTGTCAGTGGAATTACAAGTTATATTGCGGGAACCAAGGAATTTACTTATCAAGTCCAAAATATTCCAGCAAATCCACTACCAACACTAACAAATTCCTTAGTAGAACTCACAAGTGACACTGTAAGTTCTGCATCACCTTATATCTTTAATATTTCATTGAGATCTGCATATGGTATGTGTGGACTTCATGCAGATGGAAGCAAAGCTACTGGATTTAAGTCCATGGTTGTTGCTCAGTTCACTGGAATTGGTCTTCAAAAAGATGAAAATGCATTCACTGTCTATGAAGATGGAACTTATCTAACCACTCTAGATGGTGAGAAGAACCTATTCAAAAATTCCAGGGCAATTTATAAACCAGATTATAGAAACTATCATATTAAGGCATCAAATAACGCATTTATTCAGATCGTCTCTGTTTTTGCTATTGGTTTTGCTGATCATTTTCTTGCGGAATCTGGTGGTGACCTATCAATCACCAACTCAAACTCAAACTTTGGTGCTAGAGCTTTAAGATCTTCTGGATTTAGAGATGAAGCATTCTCTCAAGATAATGTTGGTTACATTACTCACATTATTCCTTCTCAGGAAATAGATAAAGCAACCACAACTACAGAATTTGCATCAATTGATGTAGAAAAAACTATTAACGTTGGAGTTTCATCGCACTTATATCTTTTTGGTGAAACAAATCCAGATGTTTTACCATCTTCCGTAATAGATGGATATCGTGTTGGTGCAAATGCAAACGATAAGTTGTTTATGTATGTTTCTGATGGAACTAATACCTCAGAGTATTCTTCCAGAATTGTAATGCCTTCTGGAGAAAAGGGTGATCTTACTCAAGTAACTTCAGAAAAAGTATCTAAAGTAGGGAGATCCTTATCTGGAATCAATAGTATTACGTCAAGCAACTCCGTCATTACATTTAATTCTCCCCATAACTTTATAAATGGGGAAAGTGTAAGAATTACAAGTCAAAATGGATTTTTGCCAGATGGCATAACAGAGAATAGAGTTTATTATGCTATTGTAGATCAAACTCCAGGTGTAGGAAATACTTCAATACAACTTTCTGAAACGTTAAATGGTGCATTGAATGGTGATGCTATTGATATTAATAACAATGGTGGAGAACTTAAAGTCATCAGTAGAGTTTCTGATAAAGTAAGTGGAAGTGTCGGACATCCAGTTCAATTTGATACTTCAACTAAAAACTGGTATTTGAATGTTTCTTCGGCATCTACTGAGAATAATCTTTATAATGCAATTGTCAGCCTTGGAACAACTGTTCTTGGTCAAAGGTCACCAAGAGGATATATTAAGAGAACACCTGATACTAGAAATACTCCTGACAAACTTTATAGAATTAGATATGTAATTCCAAAAGAATCCACCGTAGTTAGACAACCAGTAGATGGATTTATTCTCCAAGAATCTTCAACAACAATTGAAAGTGGTCAACTTTCAATTACAAACAATACACTTTCAAATCAGAACGTAAGAAAAAATCTAAGAATTATTTCTGGGGCATCTTACTCTGCAGGAGTAGCTACTATCTTCACTGAACTTCCTCATGATCTTGTTGTTGGATCTTCAGTTAAAATTAGAAATATTAAGAGTAGTCAAAATACTGCAGGTGTAGCACTTTCAGCATATAATAAAATATTTGAAGTTGTAGGAGTATCAAGTTCAAAGGCATTTACTATTAATTTAGCAACTAATCCTGGTTCTTTCTTAAACAATGTTGATACTCGTACTGAAACAGAACTTCCACGTTTTGAAAGGAATGAGTACTCAAACACTTATTATGTCTATAGGTCTGAAGAAATTAAGAAGCATATTCCAAATCAACAGGATGGTGTATATCATTTAATTTGTTTAAATTCATCAAATGCTCCTATTGCTCCAGATTTTGCAACTGAGAAGTTTTCGCAAAATGTACAAAACTTATATCCACAATATGATCGGGATAATCCACAGTCTGATCCAGAGGCTGCAAAGAGTTATGCAAAATCAGACTTAATCGGAAAAGTTATCAGTAATGATTTGAAAAAATCGGTTACTAAGGAAACCGTTAACAAATTTATAACTGACGTTAGTGTAGGTGTTGGATTAACAAATATCGTATCCACATCAAGCACAACTCACACTGTTTATACTGCAATTGAACATAGATTAAATGGTGTAAGAACAGTTGGAATTACATCAGCTGGTCAAGGATATGGTAGAGGAACTGGTGGAACAGAGTATCTTTACAACGCAACTCTTGTAGGATCTTCTGGATCAGTTACTGGAAAAAATGCTACCGCAGTTCTCACAGTAAACTCTGTTGGATCAATTACTGCTATCAGAATAGTTGATCCTGGTTCTGCATATGGTATTGGAAATACACTTACTGTTGTGGGTGTTGCTACAACAACTTCAGTGGCTAATTTCTACCCAGCTTATGTAACAGTGACGGGAACTTTTGATAATGTAAATGATACGATAAAAGTTGATGGTATTGAAAATGAAACTTATTCTGGATTCAATAATCTTTATCGTATTGTCGGAATTCATACTGGAGAAACCACTAGAATTGACGTACAAAGTGGAGTATCAATTGCAAATACTTCTTCATCTGGAATAGGGTTAACTGCCCTTTCAAATTCTATTCTTTATAATACGGGAAAGTCACTAAAAGTTAGTAGTTTTGTATATGATAATTCTCTTGGTATTGCTACAGTAAAAACAATTGGTGTAGGAAATACAATACATGGATTGGTAGTAGGAAATAAAGTAAGAATTGTTGGTGCAGGTCAGACAATCTATAATGGTGGTTTTAGTGTTAAAGAAGTTCTTGGTATCTCTACAGTTGTTTTAAATATTGGAGTTGGAACTGAAGCACCAACTGCAACTGGTGATCTATATCTGTTGAAAGAAGGATTCTCTTCTAATTCTGGAAATACAACCAGAGAAGATGAAAATATTGGTGGAAGATTGAATTCAATTTATGCTGGTATTTCTACCGTTCTGAGTTCTGCAATCAGTTCTAAGACTTCTACATCAATTTCAATTCAAAACTTCTCAAGTTCTGGATTGAAACTTGGTGATTATGTCGTGGTTGATTCTGAAATCATGAGAATTTCATCAGAATCTCCACTAACAGTTTTCCGTGGATGCCTAGGATCTAATGCAAACACTCATGAAGTTAGATCAGAAGTTAAGAAGATTAGAGTAATTCCAACAGAGTTTAGAAGACATTCTATTATTCGTGCATCAGGACATACATTTGAATATGTTGGATTTGGTCCTGGTAACTACTCAACTGCTTTCCCAGACAAGCAAGATAGAGTTCTATCTGATGACGAAAAATTATTATCACAAGCAGTCAAGCAAAATGGTGGATTGGTTGTTTATACTGGAATGAATGATGAGGGTGATTTTTATGTCGGAAACAAAAAGGTAAATTCAGCAACTGGTCAAGAAGAAGTATTTGATTCTCCAGTTCCAACTGTAACTGGAGAAGAGCTTGGATCTGAGTTTGGTGTTAATATTGCCTTTGACGTTATTACTCCACTTGAAGTAAATATTAGTCGTGCTGTAAAGGTTGAAGGTGGTCCAAATAAAGATATTATTAGTCAGTTTGATGGTCCTGTCGTTTTCAATGAAAAGATTACTTCCAACTCACTTAAAGGAATAGAAGCTTATTCATTATATCTACAAGGAGATGCTGAAGTATCCAGAAACTTCACAGTTGGAATATCTACTCCAACTACAAGTGGAAACATTGGTGATGTTGTCAATTTCTCCTCACCATTCCAAGGTGGGTATTCTGGATGGGTTTATACTAGAGAAAATTCTTGGAAGAGATTTGGACTAATATCACTTTCATTGAATTCAAATGACATTAAAGTTGACAAATTTGGTGTTGGAGTTGGATCTACCACGATCCTTAATAATCCATTCCAATATGGATATGAAAATCCAACTGGAGGAATTAGCACTTCTATTGTAATAACCAGTTCTGGATTACTGGGTATTGGAACCACTGCTCCAAAACAAACTCTCTCCGTTTATGGAAACGCAAACATAACTGGCGTTGTTACTGCAACATCCTTCTATGGAGATGCATCCAATCTTACAAATATTCCGGTCACAACTTCTTGGGTTGTAAATTCTGTCGGTATTCATACCTTTGCTAATGTTGGATTTGGAACAACTAACACTCAGTTTTCTAAGGTAACAATAGTCAATAATACAAACTCTGGTGTTGCAACTGCTCTTGACGTTGTTGGTGCATCTAGATTTATTGGCACAATGTCAATTGATGGAAATACAACTCTTAGGGGTGGTAATTTCATATCTACATCATTTACTTTAGTTGGTGTTGGACAATCTAATATTCTTGCTGGTATTACCACAACGGTGACGCTTGACGTTAAGAATTCAATAAAGTTAAATACAGATACTTTAAGAGAAAATTCAATCCTTGATGTTGAAGGAAGAACAAGACTCAAATCATATACTGAAGCAATAGCAACACCCACTATTTCTTCAAATGAAGTGACTCTAGACCTTTCTTCTGCACAAACTTTCAATGTTTCTCTAACATCAAATATCAATACTTTTAACATCACGAATGTTCCAACTACAACTTCTACAACATTCTTAGTTTCACTGACACAAGATGCTACTGGTGGCAGAACTGTATCATTTACCTTTAGTGGTAAAACGGTTAAGTGGGCAGGATCTGTCGTTCCTACAATGACTTCCACTGCAAATAAAACTGATTTGTATACATTTACGACTTTGGATGGAAGCACTTTCTACGGTATCACCTCAGGACAAAACTTCTGATAATCAATTATGGCACTACTCCTCAATAAAAGAACTCAAACTGAGTTTGATGTATCAGCACCAGTTCTCACTTTTTCAGATACTGGTGCTGGAGCACAGCAACCATCTGATGTAATTGTAGATTACAATGGATTTGTCACTTTAACTGCTGTTGCAAAAGCCATAAATCCATCAACCGATACCGAAGCATCTGGAACTATTTCATATCAGTGGTATAAAGATGGAACATTAATGGTTGGTGAAACTTCATCAAATTTATATTTGAGTAATCAAGTTCTTGGTGCAGATTATTATTGTATTGCATCATTTACTCCTGCAGCAGGAACTGCACCTGCCATTAATAGTCCTCTTACATCAGAGACTGCAACAACAACGATTAAAATTTATATTGAAATTCTTCAGCAACCTTCATATGTAAAAGTAACTGAAGGAAAACCTGCATCTTTCTCTATTGCTGCAGTTGCGAGTAATGGGGATAATGCTTCTCTTAGATATGAGTGGTTCTTTAATAACAGTTTGATATCAACAACCATTGGTGGTACATTATCAACAGTTAATGTAACTGCTCCTAGTCCTCCGGGGTTATATCCAATATATTGTAGAGTTAGTCAGGGTGGTGTTCCAAATGCTACGGCAGCTCCAGCAGTAAATTCAGTAACTGTAAATTTGGAATCATCACCAAAACCTGCAGTTCAATGTTTACAATGGGATGATCAAATCAAACCTTGTGCAAAAGATGAAACTATTAGAACTGCTTCTGGACTTAAATCAGGTCCTGTAAGTGTTTGGTATGGTCCATGGGAATGGGGAACGGATAATGACACATGCTATGTTTATTTTAAGATAAGAATTAATAGAATACACCCCAGAGCTGGTTTTGGAGATGGACAACAACCATTCACCATGTTTTTCCAGTGTAGACTTCGTGGGCAAGGTGGAGATATCTATAATGCATATAAAGTCTTAGAATGGAATGGAACAACTGGAAACACAAACGACTATAAAGATTTAGAATTTGGACCAGGTGATTTTAATGGTCAAGTAGTTAGATCATTTAAATCTGATGGATCTGTAAACTTTGAAAGAACTAACACACAAGGACAATATCTTCCTGGATGGGAAGGAACAAGACTTAGATGGCCAAGTGGTTCTGGAAAACCAAAGTTAGATATTCTTTTACTCAGTGTTAATAGAAAGAGTGATGGAAACTCTTTACCATCTGGGGCTTTCCCTGAAGTGACGGAATCTGTAAACAACAATATACTTGAATGTGGAAGAACTTATGATCCAAATACGGAAAATCCACTGAATCAAACTGCAGCATTTAATACAAATACTCCAATCATTCAATTAACGCATCAAAAGGGAAAGAAAGTATCATATAACAGATCTGAAGTATACAATATAACACTAAAACGATATGCTGATACCACAAATAGCAATGGAGTTTATGGTGATGGGGGACCTCCATCAGGAAATGATGCTGTAAATATTGGTGTTGGGCAATGGGAATTCTTCGCACCAAGAGATATGTGGGTTGCTGTTGAAATGGCAGGAGCTGGTGGTCAAGGTGCTAGAAATTTTAGAAGCAATCAGTTATATCCAGGTGGTAAAGGTGGCGGATCAATCATAAACTTTAAAATGAAAAAAAATGTAGTGTATACATTGTGTGTAGGAAGAAGAGGATTTACTTATACAACTGGAAATCTATCTACTTTTGAAAATGAAATTTCACCTGGAGGTGGAAGACCTGGATCGGAACAAAATGATAATGAAGGTGCAGGTGGAGGAGGAACTTTCCTATATGAAGGTGGACGACTAATTGCTGCCTGTGGAGGTGGTGGTGGAGCTGGAAGAGGTGCAAAGTATGATGATGGAAGTTATGGTGATGATGGTGTCGGTAGAATAGGTGGAAATGGTGGTGGATGTAATCTTGGGGGAACTGCTGGTGAGGGATCATTTGGTGGAACTGGAGCAACCACTGGTGGACCAGGAAATTGTAAGGACACTAATTTGTATAGCCGTCAAACCAGAAGTCTAAATAGAGATAATTGGATGAGTGATGGTGAGTGTGGAAGTTGGATATCGGGAGAGGATCCTGGGGCATGTCCATGCATGTATTCAAATGCCACGAATAGAAATTATAGTGATGAATCAAATCCGAAACGAATTTTAAGTGATGACAGCATTACTACATCTGTAGCAAAATCTTGTGATAGTCCAGCAACATCTAAAGTTTCTTTCTAACTATGTCTGAAAAAAAGTATTACGAAATATCTGTTTTAAATGGAAATTGGGAAAATATTCATAGAGAATTATGTGAAGAAACTTGTGACTGTGATCACATTCCAAATAGATGTGTAGAATGTTATGACCTAGTTAGTCATAGTGAGAATAGAGGAAGATATCTTTTAACCGAAGAAGAAGCAGAGAACTTAAAGAGTCATCCAGATATTAAATATGTGGTATTGGATGTTGGAAAATATCCAGAGTTAAAAAAAGTAACTCCTAAACCATGTGAAGTTGCTATCAAAAGGCAATATGATACCACTGCAAAGTCTTTCCCAAATATTTGGCAGGGTAATTTTATATACGCTGGACTGGAAATAGATCCTGATTTTCCAGAGGAACCAATCAATACTGCTGGTGAACCAATTAATGCACCGTCTGGAAGTTCATCGGACAATAAAAGAACTTCATGGGGATTAAAGAGAATTGAAGAAGGTAATGATAGTTTAGTTGATTTTATAGGAGTTCAATCACCAGATTATCATTATTATGATTTTTATTATGATATAACAAATAGAGCAAATAAAATAATAAGATTTCAATATGATGGTGAAAAGAATAAAATTGATTTTCTGGATTCTATAGGCGCTTCAAGTCAATATGATGATTTTTATTCTGGTCCTTCTGGAACTTTAACTTATTATAAACCGAAAAAAATTCCATATAAAGACACTGATGAAAATTTAACTCAAACAAGTCCAATTTATGGAAAAGCATCTAAATATTATTCTATAAATTTAAAATCAATTCAATATGAAAAGACCGGGCAAAATGTAGATTTGATTGTGGTTGATAATGGTGTTGCACAGTATCATCCAGAATTTTTAGATAGATTTCCAAAAATTTCTGGAGCAACCGGTGAAGAATTATTTCAAGGAAGAAGTAGAGTTAGAGACTTAATACTTGATGGACCATATTTCTTAGATCCTCAATATTTTGACAATAAACCACAACTTAAAACTACAAAGTGGGATGGCAGACCAACTTGCACTAGAGCAGGTGCTATAGGATGGTGGGCAAATAGTTCAAATAGAAGTAGTAAGTTTAGTGGAATTGGTCAAATTACTAATTTAGCATCTAAATTTACAACTCAACCAAATAGTGATCCAAGTAGTGGTTCAAAGGATGCTTATTATGAAGAACAAGTTATTGGTGGACCCCCTGCTGCTGGACATGAAGTTCCAGATAGTTCTAAAGTAAATATGACTTCAATTATTGGGTTTGGTAGTCCTTTTTATCACGGAACACCATGTGCCAGTGTTGCTGCCGGAGTTAATTATGGATCTGCTATTGATGCAAGAATATGGAATCTATCTATAAGATTAAGTGGAAGTAAAGGTGGAGCAATTTCTGCCGATGGATTAGAATCAGATTTGATTAAAATATTTCATAGAGCAAAAAAAGCTTGTTCTCCATCAGATAAAAGATATTCTGCAGGAAGTACAGATAATCTACTTTTATATTCTCCAACTATTAGAAGTGATAGTTGGGGAGCTATTAATGATGATTTCTATAATTATATTTCGAGTCAGGTTTCCTTATCCCATGCCCAGTGGACTGATAAAAATGTTAATGGGCCTGATGATGGATTTACATATCCTGCAGATTTTTTTCAACAAAAAGTAAATGGTGTTGTAAGTTCATTTGAAGTATCGATAAGACAAGAATCCTCAACAAAAGCAACTCAATTTTACATTTCAGGATTACATCCGTCTCTTATTGATTCAATTACTAGATGTAAAGATTGGTATGAATATTTTAATGAAAATTTTGCAATGTGTAAATTCCCGTCTTCAGAACAAGAACTTGATGCAGCAAACGAAATGTTTTCTTATGGTGTCATAGGAGTTACTGGTGCCGGAAATGATTGGCATCAAATTTATAGTGGAGATAATGACAGATATGATAATTATATAAATTTTGGAGGAAATATTAATTATCGAAATAGTAGAGGACAACCATCAGATTATGGTGGATTTGATGAAGGTGTTGCTAGACATAAAATGGTTATGGTTGGTGCTATTGATGCTTTGAAAATTGTTGATCAAACTGGGAAAAATAAAGAAACTATAGCAGATTTTTCCAACAGAGGAAGTGGTATTGATGTTTTTGCTCCCGGAAATGATGTTCTTGCTGCTCAGTATGATCTCTATGATTATGATAGACCAGATTCTCCGAACGGAGTGCCATCATATTGGTCATCAAATCTAGCATCCATATATGGATCATTTGGAGATAAATTTTTTGATGGAACAAGTTGTGCTTGTCCAATGGCAGCAGGAATAATTTGTTTATATCTGGAAGAAAATCCAAATGCAAATTGGTTAGATGTACAAAATTGGATAAGAAGTAGTGCATCCACACCAGCTAATTTTTATACTCCTTATTCCAATCCAGATGATAAAAGATATTGGGAAACATCTAAAGGATTTGCTGATTCCCCAAACAGAGTTCTTTATAACTCATATTCTACTAAAAAATACACGTATTCCATGCAAGGAAATCAAGTTTTAGACTTTGCTCAAGCAGCACCAGAAAGTCTTTATAGTACCTATGGAATTACTAAAAAAGATGGTATCAATGCATTAACAAAGACCCCTGAAGATGAAAATGTATCTTTAACAACATTCTTAAAAGCAGTTGATGTTATTGATGCTTTCTCTCAAAGTCCAGAAGCATTTGAAAATGCTAAAGTTGTAAATGATGGATTTGGTGGAAGAGATAATGGTGGAAATGCTAGGTATGGTAGACAATTCAATCCATACAAAAATTTAAATGGACTTGCTGGTGCTGGTGGAGGTGGTGGTGGTAAATATGGTGGTGGAGGTGCTACCATTGGTGCTGCTGGTGGAGGTGGTGCTGGATATGCCAGCGGGGTTGATGTAAAGAGAACAGAACAAGGAACAAACTCTCAAGAGGGTTATGCCAGAATATGGGTTACAGAGGATGATAATTTGAATAATACTGGATGGGGTAAAGTTGGAATTATAAAGAGATAAATAATAACAAGAAGAATACTACAAGGGGAGAGTGAACCTTGGCTGCAGTTAATAAGAATTTTGTAATTAAGCATGGTGTTGAGGTAGGTGATAATTTAATTTTTGGTAATAAAGATCAACTCAAAGTTGGTATTGGCACTACAAATCCAGCATTTACTCTTGATGTTCGTGGTGGTATTGGTGCAACTTCTGTTTCTGTAGGACAGACAATTACAGCAAACAGTGGAGTAGTAACTAATTTTACAGCAAAGAATCTTACAATAAATGGTGGAACTCTTACTGCTGGTGGATCTGCTGGAACAAGTGGACAATATTTAAAATCGACAGCAACTGGTGTTGAGTGGGCAACATTTCCAGCTGCTAGAGCATCAACTTTTCACACAGCAACTGTATCTCAAACTACATTTACTTCAACCTATTACGTTGGTTTACTTGATGTTTATGTAAATGGTGTTAAGTTAGCAAATACTGAATTTACAGCAACTGATGGGACAAATGTAATATTATCTAATTCGTGTTTTGGTGGAGAAATTGTAGAAATAGTTGCATATGGAATAGTTGCTACTGGTGTCGGTGGCACTGGAATTCAAGGTTTGACAGTTAAAAATGGAGGCACAATTGTAGGCAACACTGCTGGTGTAACTTCAATTGACTTTGTTGGTGCCGCATTCTCTGTTTTTGGTCCTGGTGCTGGTCTAACAATTACTCTTAACCAAGAGGCAAATTGGACAACAACTTTTAATGGACTTTATAATGTTGGAAATGTTGGTGTCGGAACAACTTCAACAGAATATCCATTAACAGTAGGAACACCTGGAGTTGGTGGAACATCACTATTTGTAAATGGTGATGCAAGAATTACTGGAATTTTAACAATTGGAACTGCTTCGGTCACAATTGATGGTTCATCCAATACGATTACTGTTGGATCTGGAGTAACTATCAATGGATCTACTGGAGAGATTGTTGCTTCCAGTCTCACTCTACCCACAGGTGCTCTTGGAGATTATGCAAATGTTGCTGGAATTTCAACAACTGCTCAAGGACTCACTGGAACTCCAAACATTACTGTTGGAGTTGTAACGGCTTCATCAGTAACTGTTGGTTCTGCAGTTACAATTAATTCTTCTGGAATTAATGTCTCAGGTACAACAACTGCAACTTCATTTGTAAAAAGAGGTGGAACTTCTTCACAATTCTTAAAAGCTGATGGATCTGTAGATTCAAGCACTTATCTAACTTCATATACAGAAACAGACACTATAGACTCTGTTCTTGGTAGAGGAAGTTCTACAACTAAAGGAATGAGTGTTGGAGTTCTGACTGCTACTTCTTTAAGTTTTAGTGGTACTCTAAATTCTTCCGGTGCTAATATTTCTGGAATCACAACTCTTTCTAGATTAAATGTTGGAACTGGTGGAACAATTGTTACAACAACTTCTGATGGTCTGATCGGAATTGGAACAACAAATCCATCAGCAACTTTAATGATTGTTGGTAGTACCGGTGCAACTAAAGATGCAAGAATTGTTTTAAGAGATACATCTTCGGATGCACCAGAAGGTACAGTAACTTCTGTAGACTTCCAAGATAGCACTGGAACTCTTAAAGGTTATGTTGGTGATAGATACTCTGCTAAAGATACGATTCAATTAAGTTCTGCAGGTAATTTGTCATTAGAATCCAACAATTTAGAAAGAGTTACAATTCTAACCACTGGTGAGGTTGGAATTGGTACAACAATTCCAAAATCGGGATCAAGTTTGCAAGTTGGAACTGGTGTGACAATTTATGGAAACTTGGGTATCGTAAGTGCTACTGCATATTATGGTGATGGGAGTAATCTTTCGGGAGTTAGTGGACTCTCTGGAAGAACTACAGCAACTGTAACAACTGCATCTATTGGTGCTGGAGCAACTGCTGATGTTACAATCACTGGATATAAAACATATTCACTCTTAAAAATTGGTGTTACACATGCTGCTTGGGTTGTTCTTTATACTGATACTGATAGTAGAGTGAGTGATGCTGCAGGTGCTTCTGGTGGTAGAGATCAATACACTGATCCAGTACCAGGATCTGGAGTTATTGCAGAAGTGATTACTGGTGCAGGCGGAACAGTTCTTATGACACCAGCAGTTATCGGTTGGAATAATGATGGAACTACAAACGTTTATGGTAGAGTAGTAAATCTAACAGGATCTTCGGTTGCAATCGGAGTTACTCTCACCATGGTTAAGATGGAAAGTTAAGATGAGAAACTACGTAGTTACTCTCAAAAATAAAGAAGATCTTGATGGTTTCTATAAAGACATGGAAACCATCAATAGAAAAGGTCCTGATAAAGTAATTCCAGGAAGAAAAATTGAATGTGCAGTAAGAAGACCGATCAGTAGAAATACTGTTTATCTTTTAACAGATGAAGAAGCAGAAGAAATTAGAAAGGACCAAAGAGTTTTAGCAGTAGAACTTACATTTAAAGAGCAGGGGATTAAAATAATTCCTCACTGGCAACAAACTGCAGATTTTGATAAGGATCCAACTGGACCTAATGATAAGAACTGGGCACTTTTAAGATGTTGGAATGGTGGACCTATTTCTGGTTGGGGACTAGGTGGATCTTTTCTTGATTATAATACAACAATTGACACTACAAGCAGTGGGAAAAATGTTGATGTTGTAATTACTGATGTTCACATTCAATTTGATCACCCAGAATTTGCACTAAATCCAGACGGAACTGGTGGAAGTAGAGCAGTTCAGTTAGATTGGCTTCAGTACAGTACAGAAGCTGGATATGTTAGTAATGGTTCTTATGATTATGGAAGTTTTGAAGCAAATCATGGAACTCATGTTGCGGGAAGTGTAGCTGGAAATACTCAAGGATGGGCAAGATCAGCAAATATCTATAGTATGCATTATGCATATCCAAATACAATTCCTTCTGGATCTCCTGCTCCTGGTGAGGTTGTAGTTGGTGCTTTGGGTTGGACTGAAGTTCTATTTGATTATATTATTGCGTGGCACAATAACAAGGAAATAAATCCAAATACTGGAAGAAGAAATCCTACAATTGTAAATGCAAGTTGGGGAGCAGCTGAAGTTGATTCTGATGGAGGACTGATTGCTACATCACAATTAACACAATGGGTTTACAGGGGAACAACTACGAATGTTTCTAATCCATCATCATCCTCAGTTAATGCAGTAGGATTAATTACTGTTGATATAAATGAAAATGCAGATCCTAATGGAACATACTTACCTTACCTTCCAATTCGTTCTGCTGCTCTTGATGCTGATGTTCAAGATGCAATTGATGCTGGAATTGTGATCGTAAGTGCTGCTGGAAATACTTATTGGTATCATGATGTTCCAACAGGAAATAACTACAATAACACATTTACTTATACCAGAGCTAATGGATCCTCAAGAACGGTTTACTATCATAGAGGTGCTTCTCCAGCAGCAGCAACTGGAGTAATTAGTGTTGGTGCTGTAGACATATATGTAGATGAACGAAAAGTAGACTTTAGTGATTTTGGACCAAGAATAGATGTTTTTGCACCTGGTAGATATATTATGTCTTCTGTTTGGGCAGCTGAATCTGGATATACTTTAATCAATGATCCTCGTGATAGTAATTATAAACTTGCGAGATCATCTGGAACAAGTTTTGCTTCACCTCAAGTTGCAGGAGTTCTTGCTTGCCTAGCAGAACAGGAACCAAGAATGAATCAACAAGATGCTAGAGATTACATAAATTATGTCGCAACCCAAGATCAAATAGGAAATACTGGAGATGGAAACCCTCCAGCAGTAAATTTTGATTGGACCGATCATTTGGATCTATTAGATTCTCCAAACTTATATCTTTATTATAATTATGAAAGGCCTATTGGTGGAATGGCATCACCAAAAATGAATTATAAGAGAAGACCATCAAGTGGTGCTGTTTATCCTCGTTACAACCGAACTAAAACTTATCTCAACTAATAAATAAAACATAGGGGTTCTACAGAGATGGCAATTAACAGAGAGTTATCACAATTTGCGAGTTTTGTAGAAGTTGATAATACTTCTAAGAACATTGGAATTGCAGTCACAGCAACTCCTTATGTTGGTATTGGAACAACTAATCCAATTGCAAAGCTTGATGTAGTTGGGAAAGTAGAACTTGATGATGTTAATATCTCTGGAGTTACCACAGCAGCAAGAATTGGAGTAACTGGACTTACTACTTCTTTAAATCTAAGTATTTCTGGTATTGCATCAGTTGGAACTGCCATTACAATGTATGGTGCTACTGGTATAATCAGTGCCTATAAGTTTTATGGTGATGGTTCTGGACTCACTGGAACTATTAGTGGAATTGGTATTCGCAGTGAAGGTGCTGATATTGGTTATGGCGCTACAATTATTGATTTTAAAGGTCCCGGTGTTTCTACAATTACCAATATCTCTGCTGGTATTGTAACGGTATTCTTTGAAGGTGGTGGTGGTGGATCAACGATTGATAAAGAGACCTTCAATGTTGGTGTTGGTGGAACTAGTTTAGTTACTTTAACAAGTCCTTATACTGCAGGTAATATTGATGTTTTCCTGAATGGTCTTAAATTAGTACCCACTACAGATTATACGGAAACAAGTGCTAATGTAATTACATTAACAATTCCAGCAGTTAATGGTGATGTAATTGAGACAGTCTCTTTTGCAACAGTTGGTGCATTAAATGATATTGGTCTTGCAGTTCAACAAGATAATGTTGCAATAGCATCCAGTATTTCCACATTTAATTTTGTTGGTGGTGCAAATACTTATTATAACCGTGGAAATAATATTCTTGACATTTATCCAAAAGTAACGCAAATCTATAAACAATCATTTACTGTTGGTGTTGCAGGAACTAATTTACTCACACTTACGGTTCCATATACTGCTGGTAATATTGATGTTTACCGAAATGGTATTAGATTAGCATCTGGTGATTTCACTGAGTTATCATCAACTACTGTTGGATTAGCAACAACAGCAGTTTCTGGAGATATTGTTGAAATTCAATCATATGAAACACTGGTAAATTCATCATTAGGAGTTGGAATTCAATCTTCTTCACTATCAATAGGATCATCAATAACAACTCTAAACTTCATTGGTGCTGGAAATACATTTTTAAATAGAGGAAATGGAGTTGTTGATATTAGTATTCAAGGTGGTGGAGGTGGAATATCTACAACTGGAATTGCAACAGCTGCAATATTCTCAAACTTCCAATTCATATATGAAAATCAAGACTTAACCGCACCAAATCATAATTATGGTGTATTTGGACCAATTGGTATAGTGTCAACAATAACGGTTGGTGTTGGCAATACCTTCGTTGTTGTATAGGGAGGTAAATTATGTCTAACTTAAGAGTCAACACAATCACAAATCTTAATGATAATGGTCCCGTAGAATTTTCAAAAGGTGTTGTAATTGGTAGTGGTAAAACTATAAATGGAAGTGTTAATGTAACAGGTGTTGTAACTGCCACTTCTTTTGTTGGAAATGCTGCTGGAATTACTTCATTTATTCCAAATGAAGTAACTAAGTCAAGATCTATTGCTTACACTTTCATAACATAAAATCATGCCAGACTCAAAAGTTAAAGTAAATTCAATAGAGGGTTATGATCCTGTAGGACCTGTTGTTCTTGGTTATGGAGCTTCAGTTCCTATTATTACTGGTAGTGGTGGTATCAATGTTACAGGTATCATAACAGCAACATCTTTTGTTGGTTCTGGAGCAAATTTAACTGGTTTGTCCATTGCAACTAAATCAAGATCAATTGCTTATAATTTTATAACTTAAACTCATGTCAAAAATTAAAGTCAACACCATTGTAAATAAAAACGATAATGGTGCTCCAGAATTATCAAAAGGCGCAACAATTCCAAGTGGACAAGTTTTATCTTCTTCCTCAGGAATGAACGTTACTGGAATTGTAACTGCTTCAAGTTTTGTTGGTAATGGCAGCAATTTAACTGGACTATCAATTTCAACAAAAGGTCAAGCAATTGCATATAAGTTGATATTGAAATTTGACGAATTTGCTTCTTGATACAATCAACAGATCATAAATAACTAAAAAGTAGTAATAAAATGACAAGAGCTTCAGATGTTGCTAGTTTCTTATCTGGTGTAGGTCCTTCAGGTCAACCGACTACTCTTGGTGTAGGATTTACTGTAACAAATAGTGGTGATGTTAAAGTTGGTGGGGCATTAACTGTCAGTGGCATAGTTACTGCTGCGTCTTATTATGGTGATGGTAGTAACCTTAGAGGTATTGTTTCTGGTGTAGGGATTTCAACACTTGGTGGAGTAGTTGGAACTGCAATTACTTCATTGGTGTTCAGAGGGTCTGGTATTTCTACTGTAAGAGCATCAGCAGGTATTGCAACCATCAATGTTGAAGGTGGTGCGGTTGGATTTAATAAAATCAATTATATTTTCAATTAATTCTAAATACTATTAAAAAGAAAAACTATGGCTGCTCCTAATATTGCAAATTTAACCACTATTCTTGGGTTACGACTTCTATAACTCTTACTACTTCTTCACAAACTGTAGTAAATAATCCCAGTTCAAGTAATAAGGTTTTAAAAATTAACACTATTTCGGCATCAAACGTTAGTGCTTCGACTGCAAAAGTAACTATTCGTTATGCTCAAGGAGCTGCTGGTGCAGGAACAACTGTTTCACTTGCAAATGGAATTGATGTTACTGCAGGTTCAACTTTAATCGTTCTTGACAAATCATCCACAATTTATCTTGAAGAAAATCGTTCTATTACTGCTTTAGCTAGTGCGAATACAGCAATAGATTTGGTAATATCTTATGAAGATATCACCAATGTTTGATATTAACTGAGGAAAACGTAAAATGGCAGATCCAAACGCACTGTATTCTTATAAAGGATCAGAACCTCAACCACTTCCTCATGAAATTTTTTGGAAGGAAGATTGGGGACAAATTACATATAGAACTGATGCAAACACTTTTACCGAAGAAGAACTTGTAAAAGCAGGTTATACAGGTCCTTATGAAGTTCCTAGCATTGATATTGAATTGCAAACAAGAAGATGGGATTCTGAAAATTTAACTTATGTTGTTGAAGACATTTCAGAAGAAATTCTTTGGGATAAAGTTCGTCAACAGAGAAATAATCTTCTATTAGCATCTGATTGGACAATGGCAGCAGATGCTCCAGAGAGATTAAATTTTCGTGAATGGGAAATGTATCGTCAAAGACTAAGAGATATTACAGAAAATTTTGAATCACCAAAAGATGTAATTTGGCCAGAAAGTCCAGAAGGTCGTCCGGATGAAGATTTTGATCAACCAAGAGTTTATGAAGATCGTATCCTTTGGAGAATTCGTGATTTGGAAGCAGTTGTCAAAAGACTTACTACAGAGGTATTTTCACAATCCGTAGGTATTTCATCAACAGGGGTGTAATTCATGGCACCATATCGTCCTACACATATTAATAAAAGAGCATATCCAGGAAATGCGAATGTTGTTGGTCCAACAACAAGAGCAACAGTAGGAGTTACAACAACTCAATGTTGTGTATGTAATTGCACTCTTTGCGGAGCAGCTCAATTAACTTATACCCTTGGTTGTAGGTTTTTGCCAACAGCATATCCTTGCTGCCACTGTTGCTGTTGTTGTTCATGTACGATATATGATCGTACAGTTCCAGGTGGAATGTGGAAATCGAGTGAGCAGTGGGAAGCAAAATCAGTAAGAGATGCTTGGGGAGATGATAATTGCGTAACTGGACCTCAAATAGGATTTTGTGCTAATTCCGGTACAATAACTGGTTGTACAACTGATTGTAAAGGATTTCTTATTAGTGGTACCAACTGGTTTGTTGCTCCTTCCTGTACACAAGTGGCTACAAATTGGTATTCTCGTAATGATGCAGTAACTGTAGCAAACTCTCTTATGGGTAGTTTGGGATGGTTTGTACCATCCATGGGCCCACTACAAAATCCAGGATATACTTGTAGAATTTATTGGGATTCGTACTCCGCCACTAGCTACTGGAGTAGTGAAGAGTTCGATGCTAGTAACGGTTGCTTCGTGCGCTTTACTAATGGTGTTGCGGACCGCTTCAGTAAGTCGAACACGATCTATGTTCGTGCCTTCAGAAATGGGTGATTTATTGAATTTTGTAATTTTACAGTAGTGCAATAAAAAATTCTAGGTAAATTTTGTCCTCATTTTTAGGAACGTAGTTTAGAGGAATAAACTAATAACTCTTTTTGTTATAAATAACTAAAAAGACTATAAGATGACAAAGGCACGGGACATATCTCGTTATGGTTTAGGTGTTGGTATTCAATCTGGTAGCAATACGATTAGTGGAGTTGGAATCACTCAACTTAACTTTATCGGTGCTGGTAATACCTTTAGGGTTGCTGGTGGAACTGTTGATATTAGTATTCAAGGTGGTGGTGGAGGAGTTTCTACCACTGGAATTCTGTCTTGTAGAGCTGTTGCAAACTCTTCACTGATTTTTGAAAGTCTTGATCTTGGTGACAGTTTTAATCAAGGCACAAATTATGCAATGATTGGACCAATTACAGTAATTGGTTCTGGCACCACCGTAACTGTAGGTGCTGGTGTATCCTACGTCATCATCTAAGGAGAGGAATTATGTCAGTACTTAGAGTTCAAAAAATAACAAATGAAGCAGGAACAGGACCTGTAGAATTTACTAAAGGTGTTAATTTTCCAGCATCTCAGAATTTCACTGAGAGTGACATGGTGATTAATGCTCCAACTGGAATTGCCACAGTGACTTTTTTAAGAGCATCCAATGTAAATGTTTCTGGAGTTTTAACAGCAACTTCATTTGTTGGTAATGGTTCAAGACTAACAAATACTCCAGGAACTCGTTCTGGAAAAGTTATTGCTCTCCACTTAATTAGTTGAGGAATAAAAATGCCATCACAAATTAGAGTAGATAGTATTTCAAATTTAAATGGATCTGGAGCAGTAGAACTAACTTATGGTGCAAGTATTCCTTCTACTGGGAAAGTAAAAGTTGAAGGGAACATTAATATTGCAGGAGTTTCAACCGTTGGATTTTTAACAGTTACAAATGCAAATATTTCTGGAGTTATCACTGCAACATCTTTTGTTGGTGATGGAAGTGGATTAACTGGAATCCCTGTGGCAACTGAAGCAAAAACAATAGCCTTTGCAATTATAGGTTCTTAAAAATGGCAAGACTTAGAGTTAACACTATTGTAGATAGAAATGATAGTGGTCAACCATCATTACCTTATGGTGCAACTATTCCATCTGGACAACGTATAAATGTCAATGGAAATATAAATTTAACCGGAATTTCTACAGTAGGATTTGTAACTGCTTCTTTCGGTTCAAATATTTCTGGAGTTATCACTGCAACATCTTTTATTGGTGATGGAAGTGCTCTTACCGCAATCCCAACTACGACGATATCAAAAGCAATAGCTTTAAAACTTTTAATGGATCCTCTGCCATTTAGATCATGAAAGTTCAAACCGATGAAATTATAAGTAGAACGGGTCAAGATGCAGTATCATTTCTTGATGGTGCGACTGGAGGAACTGCGGGAGGAAATGGTAGGTTTATCGTAACTTGCACATCAACATCTTTTATTGGAATATCTACTTTTGGAACTTTAAATACTGTTAATGATGTCCATACCTCTGGAATTGTGACAGCATTATTTTTTCAAGGTGGTGGGCAGGAACTGACAAATATTACTAGCATTTCAATTGCAAAAAGTTATGCATTAAAACTCATTATTTCAGATCCACCTTTAAGATCATAAACTGTTATAAATAATCAAAGTAAATTAAACAATTTATAAAAAAACATGGCTGCTCCAAATATTGTAGGTGTAACAACTATTCTTGGTGTAACAACCAGTGCTCAATTGTCAACATCTCCTGTCACTATTGTCAGCAACCCAGCAAATAGTGGCAAAGTTTATAAGATTAATACTATTATTGCTGCAAACGAAACTGCTGCTACAGCAACAGTAACAGTTCGTTATAATGATAATGCTGCAGGTGCTGGAACTACAGTTACACTTGCAAATGGAATTGATATCGCAACAAAATCAACTCTCGTTGTTCTTGACAAGGCATCTTCAATTTATCTAGAAGAGAATAGATCAATCACTGCTTTAAGTGGAACCGCAAGTGCAATTGATCTTGTCGTATCTTATGAAGATATCACCAATCTTTGATATTTAAATAAAGGAGAATCACAATGGCAGATCCAAACGCACTTTATTCCTATCAAGGAGGAGAGCCACAACCTCTTCCTAACGAAATTCACTATGTTGAAGATTGGGGTGGAACCAACTTTAGACAAGGTGTAGAAACTTTTACTGATGAAGAACTTACAAGAGCAGGTTATACTGGACCTTTTACAAGACCAGAGTTTGACCAAGAACTAGAAACTCAAGCATGGGATTCTGATCTTCAAGAATGGGTTACTACACCAATTCCTGATGAATTTTTCTGGGAAAGATTGAGAGCAGAAAGAGACTATAAACTTGCAATTTCTGATAGAACTCAACTTGCAGACGCACCTTTAACAAGTGCTAAAAAAACTGCATGGGCTACTTATCGTCAGGAATTAAGAGATCTTCCTGCAAATACCGAAAATCCAAGAGAAGTTACTTGGCCAGTTCAACCGGAGTAAAGTATGGCTCCTTTTAGACCACAAAACTTAAATAAAAGACTTGTAAGTGAAACTGGTGGAAATGGTGGAGTTATTGGACCCACAGTTGTTCCATATTTGTGTGGAGCTCTTTCTCTAGGATCTAGATGTTCTGGTGGGTGTTGTACCGGAAGATTTACTTTAAGTGAATCTTATTGTGGAGTAAAGTGTTTATGCAATAATGCACTGGTAGATTGTAAAGGTTTCTTTATTTGTTGTGGCCCTTCAACTACTAAATGGTTTGCAGCACCCTCTTCTACTGAAGTGTCTAGAAATTGGTTTAATAGAGGAGATGCAGTAACTGTAGCAAACTCATGTATGGGATCCTGTGGATGGTTTGTTCCTGAATGTAACCAACTCCAGAATCCAGGATATACTTGCTCCGTTCACTGGGACGATACTGGAGGCTGGTATTGGTCCAATAGCGAAGGAGGTGGACTTGGTATTATGGTACTCCTGTCTAATGGGTTCACTTTAGCCAACGGTAAAAATCACACAAATTCTGTTCGTGCCTTTAGATGCACATCAACTTGAATTAATATAAACTTTATTATTTTTTAATTATATAAAATGAGTATAATAATTGGACTGTATGGATCATTTGAATGGGAAGCAAATCAAATTTTTGATAAAGAAAGTTCTCATAGATCAATGATTCATGATAGTGGGGTTACTTTATTTAAGAATGGAAATCATGTATGCAGCATTTCTGAGGAAAGATTAAGTAAAATAAAAAATGATGGGAATTTTCCTATCAATTCTATAAATTATTGTTTAAATTATGCAAATATTTTATGTGAAGAGGTGGATTACGTATATATTCCATCAATGTGCGTGGATATTTTTTATAAGAAGTGGTATGATAATGTTATTCATGAAAAAATAAAAAATATTTTTCCAAATTCTGAAATAAAAAATTGATTGATTATGTTTGATAGTAAAATTATATGCTTCTAAAAATTTTACTATTACTTGATTTTTAATTTCATATAAATTATAATAACATATAAATTTACCTGAAACAAAACATGAACTTAATACCAATTTATTCTGTCCCTCTGTGGCAATCAGAATACCCCGAGTTTGAAAAGGAAAAACAAATTATTTTAGATGCTTGTAAAAGATATAGACAAGAAAATCCGTCTTCAGAGACAAAATCAAATGTTGGTGGATATCAATCACCTAATTTTCTTCATGCAAAAGAAGAATTAGCACCTCTTTTTGAATATATTTGTCAGATGGCATTTAAAGCATGTGCAGACCTTGATTTTATTGATTGCGACGTTGCTCTCACTGAATCTTGGGTGAACATCAATGATAGTCGTCAATGTATGAATGGAGAGCATGTACACGGAGAAGTTTTCTCTGGGGTATTTTATCTTCAAGCACCGGAAGAAAGTGGAAAACTTAATATTATCAATCCAGCAATCAATCGTATGTGGAAAGGTTGCTCACTAACTTCACAGAAAAATCAGTTTACTGCAGAAAGTATAAAAATTGAACCAGTTGAGGGTGATATCATCTTATTTCCCTCATATCTTCCACACTCAGTAGAAACCAATAATCATGATGGGGAGAGAATTTCAATTTCCTTTAATGTCATTGCTCTTCCAAAAGGTTCTATAAATCAGCAAGTTTCTAACGAATAAATAAAGTTAACTAATAAAAAATTCTAAAATGGCTCCTTTGAGACCTGCAAATTTAAATAAAAGAAGAATAAGTGCAACTGGCGGAAATGGTGGAGTTATTGGACCCACTAAGACTCCATACGTATCCCTTGAGTTAGGATGTCGTTGTTGTGGAGGACTTAGTTCCGGAAGATTCACTTTAAGTGAATCTTATTGTGGAGCAAAATTTGCAGAGATTGTAGATTTTAAGGGTTTCTTTATTTGTTGTGGTCCTTCAACCACTAAATGGTTTGTAGCACCTTCTTGCACTGAAGTATCAAGAAACTGGTATACTAGAGGAGATGCAGTAACTGTAGCAAATTCATGCATGGGATCTTGTGGATGGTTTGTTCCTGAATGTGGTCAACTCCAGAATCCCGGATACTCTTGCAGAAATTTTTGGGACTCATATGTATCTGCTTCATACTGGAGCAATACAGATTTTAATGGTATTACACGATCATGGTCTGTAAGTTTAGTTGATGGCACGGCATCCAACTATAGTCTTCAAAACAGTGTATGCTGCATTCGTGCTTTCAGATGCACCACTACTTGATCTTTAAAAAATTATATAAATTATAAATGAATGAATGAAAGTATAATATCAAAAAAAGAATTAAATTATATTCTTGAGTTTGTTAATGTAAATGAAGATTTATTTGTAAAAAATACAATTTCTTCTAATAGAAAATATTTAACTTTATATAGAAACTTAAATCCTCCCAGTTTATTTTTTGAGATTAAAAAAAGAATTTTAGATAGAGAAAAAATTATAGACAATTACATTGATGATGTATTTTCCTATGGTGATTTGTATGGAGATTATATAGGGTTCATTTCTGATGGTGGAAAAATACATTACCACAAAGATCAAACATTACAAAAATATAAACTTATCAGATTTAATTTATTCTTATCTGTTCCAGAAAAAGGAGGACTTCCAATATATAATGGAGTAACTATACCAGTAAATGTTGGAGATTATATCAGATGCAATTCAAGTGAAGAACATCATGAGTGTGAAATGGTTGAAGGTGATATTCCAAGAATCATAATATCATATGGAATTTATTTGAAACAAAAAAATAAACTTATCAATTACTCATGAAAAAATATTATTTTATCTCCGGACTTCCAAGGTCTGGTTCCACATTACTTTCTTCTATTCTTAAACAAAATCCTGATTTTTATGCTGATATTGCATCACCTGTAGAATCTCTCACAAGAACTGCAGTTGATGTAATTACAAGTTCTGAGAATAATTTTACAATGACAGAAGACCAAAGAAAGAACTTAATGTATGGAATTTTTGATGGTTACTATAAACACATAGATAAACCAGTCATCTTTGATAGTTCAAGGGCTTGGACAAAGAAAACAAACTTTCTAAAGGCACTCTTTCCTTACACTAAAATGTTATGTCCAGTCAGAAATATTGTTTCTATTTTGAACTCTTTTGAAGTTATTTCCTCTAAAAATCCATTTCACACTAAGACACTCACAGAACATAGGGACAATGTGTTTGTAAGATGTGATGAAATGATGGATAAGAATGTTGGAATTGTTGCTGGGCCGTGGATTTTACTTCAAGAAGGTTATGCTCTCAACCCAGAAATGATACACTTTATTGAATATGAGAACCTATGTAAGGAACCAGAAAAAACAATGAGAAAAGTATATGAGTTTCTTGAGAGACCTTATTATGCCCACGATTTTGAAAATGTAGAATACTCAAATGAAAACTTTGATAAGTCGTGTAATCTCAAAGACCTACATACAGTCAAAAGAAAAGTGGAATATAACCCACCAAGATGTGTGCTTCCTCCAGAAATTGTGAAAAAATATCAAGAAATGAATATGGAGTTTTGGAGAGCAGGACATAAAACTGACCCAGATATTATTGGAAAATTAGATAAAAAATTTATTGAGTATAAATGATATGAAAATTATTAACATTGACGGTGGAATTGGAAGAATAATTGCATCCCTTCCATCACTTCTGAAATATCATCAAAATCACCCAGATGAAGAGTGGTATGTTTCTATTCCTGGATGGGATTATGTTCCTCTTGGTATTCCAGAACTTCAAGAAAGAACTATAAATCCAGATACTAAAGGTGTCTGGGAAAATTATTTTATGAAGGCGGATGAAGTAGTTTCTCCAGAACCTTATCGTCTTCCTAATTTTTATAAAGGAAAAATATCACTTGCAGAAGCATTTGACGAAATTATTAATGAAACAGAAGATCATAGTGATTTAAATTATGAAACATTAAATCTTTCTCATGCAGAAATTCGTAGAGGACAAGAAATTATTTACGAAGCTTATGAAAAACAAGGAAAAGATCAGACTATAGTTTTTAATCCTTATGGTTCTTCCGCAATGGTAACTCCATTAAATGGGGTGTGTGATGATAGTTTGAGATCCATTCCAGAAGATATGTTCAATGAACTTTATAAGTTACTGGCAAAGGATTATAACGTTATCTACATGGGATACAGACACCTTCTCAATCCCGATGATCAATTTGTATATACACCTCAACAAGATCTTCATATTCGTGAGTGGATGGGAGTAATCTCTCAAATTGATTATTTGATTGGTTGTGACAGTGTTGGGCAACATATTGCAAGGGCAACAGGAACTCAAGGATGCGTAATTATGGGTGGAACTGATGCAGTCAATATGTCATATCCTGATCATTTTAGAATTATTCAAAGAAAAAAACCAGTTTATTCACCAATGAGAATTTCTGGACTCCAATCAAATCTTGCAGAGAGACTAAACAAAGAATGTATTGAATATACTGATGATGAAATTCTAGATACATATGAAAAAATAAAGAATGATTTAAAAAATATAATCAATGATTAAAGTTCCGCATTTAGAATGGCACGTAGCACATTCATGCAACCTTTCATGCGAAAGTTGTATTCACTTTACCAATCACAACCACAGTGAGATTATTTCTATTGAAAAATTGAAAGAATGGTATTCTTTATGGAATAAAAAAATATCACCCAAAACAATGATATTGTTGGGTGGAGAACCACTTTTAAATAGAGACATAGTAGATATTGTTTACTTGACTAGAGAAATGTGGACTCAACCAAAGAATGGAAACTATTGGATTACTACAAATGGATTATTACTAGAAAATCATCCGAAGTTGCCAATTGCTCTTAGAGATACAAAGTGTATGCTTCAAATCTCAATTCATGGAAATGAAAGGGCACAACAATATTATGAGAGAATTAAAAAAGTCTTCTCTCTAATCGAAGATTGGGGAACAAAGTATAACATAAAGTTGGTTAAATGTAATAGTGATGAAGAGTTTAAACAGTTACAACCGAATGAGAATGAAACTTATGTAGTGTACAGGGATATGGTAGAAGATTGGACGAGAGCATACAAGGGATTTGGTATAAATTTAGAACCATTTGAAGATAATGATATAAAACAAAGTTGGAATAATTGTGTGGCAGGAAAAGAATGTTTTCAACTATATGAAGGTAAAATATATAAGTGTTGTATGACCGCATATTTACAACTTCAAAAAAATAAGTATGGAAATAAATTATCGAGGAAATGGAATACATATTTACATTATGAACCACTGAATGCAGATTGCTCCGATGAAGACATCATTGAATTTTTTAATAGAAAAGAAGAATATGTTTGTGGAATGTGTCCAAAAAACCCACAGGTTTTCTTAAAAAAAGATCCTACAATACCTGTGAGTTTTTATGAAAAGAACAACAATTTAAAATACTCTTATTGATAATTGCTATATGAAAATACTATCAATACCAATTTTAGCCCACGATACTTCATGTTGTATAATTGAAAATGGTAAAATTTCTTCCTATATTATGGAGGAAAGATTTTCAAGAGTAAAGCATGATTTAAGGTTGGATTGTATCTTAAAAAAGTTGGTGGAACAAAATGAGACTGAATTTGATGATTTAATTATTTCGAAATCATTTTTAGATGAATATACTTATTCATTAAATAAATTAACAAAAAAATTAGAAAAATTTAAATACAATAATTTCATAATAGATGATAAAAATCATCATCTTTATCATGCATATTCTGGATTTTTTAATTCTAATTTTGAAGAAGCAATTTGTTTTTCTGTAGACGCTACTGGGGCAGTTGTTGAAGGTGAGTTTGTGGAAGTAGAAACGGTATATATTTTTAAAAGGGGACAAAAAGAAAAAATAATTTATAAAAAAAGAAGAGAAAGTTTATATGATCAATCAGAAGAAAAAATAAGTGTTGGTGAAAAATATCTATCTAAATGTAAAAAATTTGGATATAATCCAATTGATGGAGCTGGAAAACTAATGGGGTTGGGCCAATACAAAAATAATAAAAATGAATTGCAATATCCACATAATACAAAAGAGTGGAAAGAAAGAGTTGATGAAGCATATAATCTTCAACAAGAAACACAAACTTATATCTTAAATCTTATTCAAAAATATACAGAAGAAACTGGAATTAAAAATGTAGTCATCTCAGGTGGTTATGGTTTAAATTGTGTTGCAAACTACCATTATCTTAGGAATCTAAAAGACATTAGTTTTTATATTGATCCAATTTGTTTTGATGCTGGCATTAGTATTGGTGCTGCATACTATCATTACATTCAATCTACTCAATCTACTCAAAATAATCAATTAATTCAACCACTCCAGAATGCATATATTGGATATCAAGAGGAATCTTATAACTTAAGTGGTCTTGAAACTCAAAGAGTTTCTTACAATGACATAGTTGACTTACTTCTTCAAAAAAATATTGTTGCATTATTTCAAGGTAAGTCTGAGGCAGGCCAGAGAGCACTTGGAAATCGTTCATTACTTTTTGATCCAAGAATTTCCAATGGTAAAGATATTGTGAATCAAATTAAAAAAAGAGAAAACTTTAGACCTTTTGCCGGAACCATCCTATTAGAAGAAGCATCAAAATGGTTTAACATGTTTTCATTAGAAGAAAGTCCTTATATGCAATATGCAATGGATGCTTATGAAAATGCTATAGAGCAAGTTCCTGCAATTATTCACGCAGATAATACTTGCAGAATACAAACTGTAACTCAAGAACAAAATAAACACTTCTACAATCTCATTTCTTGTTTTTTTGAACAAACTGGGGTTCCTATTCTGTTAAACACAAGTTTCAATCTTGGTGGAGAACCTTTAGTTGAAACTTTTGAACATGCACTACATACTCTTAGAAATAGTATGATAGAATACTTGTACTTACCGGAAATAGAGACTTTAATCACAATTAAAAATAGAAAATTACAATATCAATGAATATTCTTACAAAAGATGAAAATAACAAAGACATAATATTAGATCCCACTCTAAAACATCAAATTATGATGGAGTGGGAAAAACCATATATGGAAGCATGTATTCAAAAACTTCAACCATTTGGTGATGTTTTGGAAATTGGATTTGGATTGGGATATTCAGCAACAGAAATACAAAAATTTCCAATCAAATCTTATACCGTTATTGAGTGTGATGTTGGTGCATATCAAAGGGCTTTAAGATGGAAAGAAAAGTATAAGCATCAAATTAATATTATTCACGATAGATGGGAAAATGTTTATAAATTTTTACCAAAATTTGATTGTTTGTTTTTTGATGATTATGACATTAAAACTTTAGAATTATGTAAAATAGATAACTCAATACTTTGTAGAAATATTGATTTTATTGATAAAATAAAGAATAATTTAAAACCTACTACAAAGTTTTCTTTCTATTGCGCAACAAATAAAAACGAAATAGAGAAATATAAAAAGCAATGGATAAGATTTTTAGGGAAAAAATGTTCTCATATTGATTTTGAGGAATATGATATAGACGTTCCAAATAATTGCAAATATATAGTAGATCAAATTTTATACTGTCCTCTGATAGAAATAAAAGAGATTTTTAATTATTATTAATATGACTAAACCAATACAAGTATTTTTAAGGCAATGCTACTATTCAAAACTTCAAGAACTTCCAGATCGCACGAGACCGTCTTGGTTCAATAAAACTAAAGCATTTCACAATTTTAAAAACACTATAGACTTAAAACTTGCAGATTATCATATTGTTTATGACGAATTTTATGGTGATATCAAAAAAACTTTTCTTGCCGATGAAAAGGATGTAAAAATTATTAATTATGGAAGTGAGTGTGATAGTTTTATTGAAACTTTAAATTATGTGGTATCAAAAAATTATTCACCAGATACTATCATTTATTTTTTGGAGGATGATTATATACATCGACCAAATTGGTGCAAAATATTACTTGAAGGATTTACTTTAGGATCCTCTTATGTAACTCTTTATGATTTTGATTATTTTTTAAATGATGAAATTATGTGTAGACTTTTCACAACGAAAAGTACTCATTGGAGAGTTGTTCCAGCAACAACAAACACTTTTGCTTGTAAATTTTCTACCTTGTTAGAAGATTATGAAATTCATAAGGAATCGTCTTTAAATGGAATTAAGGAAGAAGATGGGTTTCATTTTTCTAAAGATTATGATAAATTTTGGAAGTTGTCTCAAGATTATAATAAATATGTGATATCTTGCTTACCTGGATATTCTACTCATTGTGATGCAAATCATATTTCTCCATTTATTGATTGGAAAGAAGTAATAAATCAAAATTTTATCATTGAGAACAAAAAATTTAAATTGAATTATTAAATGAAAATTCATCAAATACTTATAAATTCTCAAAATACCCTACCAAAACTTCCAAAGTATATTCAGTTTTGCCAATCGCAAATTAAAAAATTATATCCAAATTCTGAATATCATTTATATTCTGGTCAAGAAATTGAGTGTATCTTAAAAAAAAATTTTTCAAATGATATAATCACATCTTACTATTCATTTAAACCATATGCATATAAAGCAGATTTAGCACGTTACTGCATTCTATACTTATATGGTGGTCTTTATATTGATCTAAGTCTATTATGTCTTTCTTCTCTGATATTAGATGATACTAATTTTTTTGCATTTCGTGATTTGCCTGAATATTCTGATCCTTGGTGGGCTATTACAAATGCAATTATCTACACAAAACCAAGATCAAATGTTATGAAAACTGCGATTGATGTAATGGTCCATCATTGCAAAACTCAATTTTATGGGACTTCTGCTATTGATGTCGGGGGACCTACAGTTCTTGGGAAAGCAGTGATGAGATCTCAAGAAAATTTTAATAAAGTTTTCACAAATGGCCAAGTAAATTACATTGATTATAGTGATTTGGATATTGAAAAGGAAATTTTAACATCTTTTGAATATGATTTAAATAAACTGACGGGTTTTGTTTTAGACAAAGATAAAAAAATTATTGCCTTAAGAAAACCAAGTAAGGGTGGAGATATTCAATCACTTGGTTTAGAGGGAACTAATAATTATGTGAATATGTGGTTGAATAGAGATGTTTATGATGATTCAATAAAGTTTAATACATTGTTTAAATATGCATAAAGTAACAGAAACCTAAATAATGCATTAAATAATGCAGACAAATGATTGACATCAATTATGATGAGGTGTCTAAAGAGTTTTATGTATCTTTTCAAGGAAAAAGATATAGTATAGCAAATCATGAGATTGATAATCTCAAAAAAAGACTAGACTCTTTAGATACTCAATCTCTACTAAACCAAAACAATGCAAATCAAAACTTGCTCTAAGTGTGGAGCACGGTGGATATCAAACCAGCTTTATTGGTCTTCTGGAAAACCTGGAAAAGAAGAAGATTTAGCAGGTCTTGTTTGTAATCAAATTAATGATCCCAACTGCATCAACCCTAAGATTGGAGATGAAAGTGGTCAAAGTTGGGAGAAAAGACTTAAAATGATGGATGATTTTCATGAAAAGATGCTTAATGATCCGGAATTTGATCTATAATTTATCTTTAAACGTAACAAAGCAATTCTAAAGATATTTTGGGTTTTTGTCAATATGGGTTGACATCGGACACAAATTCACTTATGATATCTGAAGTTGAATAGTGGTGATGTCTTTTACAAATAGTTCTCTCTTAGAGTCAGAACCACAAAGGTTTTATGTGACAAATGATGAAATGTGGGCAGCAATTCCATATGGTGATAACTTTATGGTGATTAACAATGGACAACAAATCAAACAGTTTGTGACCTTGGAAGAATGTATCGATTTTATCTCAGTCAAGCATCAAAAGAAGAGAACTTCTAAAAGAAAAAGTGATGTAACAATTGATCAATTTTGCTAAGTGAAAAACGAGAAGTATCAAATCATAGACAATTTTTTAAGTCAGAGTGATTTTTTAGAAATAAAAAATACTTTTTTTCCAAATGAAGAAAATCGAAAAATTCTTCCATGGAATTATAATGAAGGAATAGTTAGAGATCCATCTTTAGGTCCAACTGGTTATGAGGAAAATGATTGGATGTATTCACATTCTTTTATATCATCAGATACAAAAAAGGAAAGTGAATTCATAGATCTAGTAAAACCAATTTTTAAAAAACTTCATGCTAGTGAAATAATAGACGCTAGATCTAATTTATTAATCCCAACTCAAAATCATATTCATCATGAAGATCATGTTGACAGAAAAACTCCACATAAAGTTGCTCTGTTTTATGTTACTTCTAATAATGGATTTACTGTTTTGAAAGATGTTGCTGAGGTAAATTGTACTGAAAATAGAATGTTAATATTTGATGGATCAATTCACCATCACTCTGTAACTTCAACTGACAATGTTAGATGTGTCATCAATATAAACTTTATTCCTTATTTAAAGATAGGGAAAATAAACTTTAATTATAGTTAATTGCCTTTAAAAATTATGATTCGTTTTATCGTAGCTTCTACACTTGCACTGTTTCCTTTGAGTGCTTCTGCTCTTCCTTATGATGACACTGTAACATTTAGTGCATCCTCTGCCTGTTCTGAACTGACTGGTGTTCGTTATCCATCAGAAAGCACAGGTGAGCAATGGAATAACTATCTGAAGTGTATTCAAGTTCTTAACTATCTTGATGTAAAATATTAAATTTTTATAAACTACATTAAATAGTTACAGAATAGGAGAAAACTATGGTTGTACTGCTTGCTGCAACCATCATTAGCTGTAGTGATGCGATGAGTTTACTTTATCGCATCACTAGAGTTGTAGGATTAACTGAACTTCAAAGAACTGAAATCATTCAAGAAATCCGCAAAGTTGTTCCTTCCTGTCCCGTTAAGGTAGTAAAAAAATGAACGAAGAAACTCAAGTTGATAAATGGAACCGTGGATTAACTCTCTTTGAAGAAAGTGTATTGAAACCTGACCCAGAACTTCGTAACTGTGCTCACAATCAAAAGTGTTATAACGAACTGATGGCAGTTCGTGAGAATGTGTTAGAGTATCTTAAAACTCTAAGACAATGAGTATAACTTATATTTACTTTATTATTTTCTTTTGTATGGCATATCTGATTATCACAGACCAATCAGTCGCAAGAGGGTTCTATATGCTCACTCAACTTGCAAGAGTTCAATATGAAAAAACAAAGTGGTGGATATTGCATAATCCAGAAAATCCAATTGTTAAGTATTTGATATGGAGAAAGTCCGTGAAGATGGCAGAAGAATTGATGAAAGAGTTTCAAGACAAAAACTGAACTGGCACAAGACCCCTTGATTTTTCAGTCAAGGGGTCTTATAGTATGAATATACAACTTCAAAGCAATGACCTACAAAGCAACCCTGAAAGTTTCTTTTGACAGTGAATGGACTTCCACTAGTTACAGTAGTGGTTTTGATGATACATGTCTTCCAGAAGAGCATTATACTTTTCAGGTTCCTGCTGAAGACCTGAATGTATATCAACTGTTTCGGTTCTTTGCAACTGTTGCCCGTGCGATGGGTCACGATGAAATTAACATTATGAAAGGTGGTTGTGGTCTTGCGTTTGGTGAAGAGAGAAGTGTAGAAAATATGCGTAAGGTTGCTGAAGAGTTTGAACTGACTCTTGCTGAAGATTTGCAAGGCAAGTTTAAGGATTGGAAAGAAGCAGAGGAAGAATGGGCACGATTGAAGAAAGGTCCAATGGGAACTGTTCTGGGTGATGAAGAACTCACCGAAGAGCAACAAACTAATCTTGAGGAAGGTGTATGAACCTGATTAACTTTAAGCACCGTGAAGATTTTGGTGTTGAATTCTATGTTCAGGTTCTCAATGTAAAAGGTTGGAGTTTACTTCAAGCATCTGTGAGTTGGAACGATTGGCCTTCTTGGCCTTACTTGCAGGTCACATTTGGTTCTAATGGTTTCTTTGCTATTTTATTTTGGTGTTACAAATTTGGTTTTGATGTTGGTATCATTGAACGCACTTGGAGATGGAATGACTAACTTCCGCATCAAAAAAGTAACAGACGGACACTCAACCAGATACTACCCACAACACAAAAGATTTGGATTGTTTTGGAAGAATATATTTGTAGACGAATATAGAGATGGTGATTATGATACATTTGAAGAAGCACAGTGGCACCTTTGTAACTATTTGAGAAAACCTGTGGTGGAATATTTGTCCTTTGATTGTGATTGTGGAGAACCCCAGTGACTGCCATCAAACTCTGTAAGGATTGTAAGCACTACAAGAAAGATTGGTTTGAGCATCTTACTGGTGGTGGAGACCGATTTGATATGTGCCTCAATCCAGTAGTGAGTGAAAATCTGGTGACTGGAAAAGTTAAAGATCGTTTTTGTGATATGATGAGAATGGAATGGGGTAAATGTGGTCCATATGGTAAGTATTGGGAGGCACGGAAATAATGAGAGTTTATGATTACCGAATTGTAGAAGACCTCAATTTAAAAACTTTGAAACCTTATTTTTTTATTCAAAGATATAGTATTAAGGACCAAAAGTATTTCCTTTATTCAGATGCTACATTCCAAACACTTGAAGAAGCACAAGATGCAATACGACTACTGAGAAAATACAACGAACCTTTATATCATTATGTGGAGTGATTAAAAAATGATTGAAGTCCAGAAGAAGTATAAACTCACACTTACAGAGCAACAAACAAAAGAACTCTATCTAATTCTAAAAAATCAAAAGGATATTGGACATTTGAATACTGACTACGAAATTGTATTGGTGTATAATGAATTGAAGAAACTCTTTGATACTGGAATACGATGACTGAATGGAAACCTGAAAAGAATATCTCATCTCCTTGGGATGTTGATGTCTGGGAAAACAACATAGGACAACCAGTAAAGCCCTCTGGTGCTAATCTACCTTATCCTTATACAAGTTCTTACATTTACAACGGAGAATGGTATAATGTAAATACAACTAAAATAACTTCTATCAAAGATGTAGAATTATTGTTTTCTGCTTTGGGTATGAAAGTAGGAACACAGAATGAAAACTTTGATAAAGTCAAACATCTCCTTATTATCCCAGAGAAACCCAAAACTCTGGATGAAATCACACAAGAGTTTGATGAGAAGATTGATAAACTGATTGAGACAACAAAGTGGAATTTTGCCGTATCCAAAGAGAGATCTGAATATCATTACGACAAAAAGTTTAGTAGGATTATTAAGGACTTTGAGTATGCAAAAGAGAATGGGAACTTTCCACTCAAACTAAACCTTGCTTATACAACAACTGGATTGAGTGCTGCTTCTTATACTGAAACATCTTTTGTAATCAAACAGGGAAACAAACACGAAGGTTATTATACGATTGGTAATCAACGATATTTCAGGTATTATATGCCTGATAAACCTACTCGTTTGGTGAGGTTCTTTATGAAAACTTGTCTTGGTTTTGTGTGGATTGATGAGAAATGAAACTCACTAAACTAATCTTTGATTACTGGAAAATCTGGATGAGAGTTCCAGAAGAAACTAATGTCTTTGGTTCTTATGATGAAGGACTTGGATTTTATGATTGGTATTGTATGACCTTCTGGTATGCTCTCAATCACGACTGGTATAAAATGAATAATAAAATGTATGCTTATACTGGTTGTGAAGACCCTTATGTAGAACCCAGAGATTTTGAGGACACTTGAAGAACTGGCACACAGAGGGTTCCA